TCAGAGGCCACTTTCGGAATTATCCGGGGTGGCCTCTTTTTTCATTTGACGCGCATTTGACGCACTCCCAAGGATCTCGTCCATCCGATCCGCCACCGCGTCGAGGTCACCATCGAAGAGATCCGCGTACCGGTTCAGCGTCTCCACCGCCGACGAGTGACCCATCTGCCGCTGCACGACCTTCACGTTCGCACCGGATGACACCATCAGCCCGGCGGCGACATGCCGTAGACCGTGCGGGGACAGTCGGGGAAAGTCAGGATCAGCAGCCATGCGCCGCTTCACCGCACCGTGGAAGAAACTGGAGCCGGTGAGCTTCAGGAGTGGTTGCCCGTTCGCCCGGTGCCACAGCAGCTCGTCGGGACTCTTCCCATTCGCCCGCTCCTTCAGCTTCGCCAGCACTTCTGACGGCACGGACACGCTACGCAGTTCCCCGGTCTTAGGGGTGCCCATGATCACGTCCTGATTCACTGTCACAGCGTTGCGGGTGATGCTGATACGCCGGCGGTCGAAGTCCACATCTTTCACGCGCAGCGCCGCAGCCTCGCCCCACCGGAGTCCCACGGTGCCGAGGAGGAAGATCAGATCACCATTCACACTGCACTCATCCACGAGGGCGCGGAGCTGTTCGGCGGTGAGGTACACGTTCACCCCTTTGCCCTTCTTCGGGAGCTTCACGCCACGGGCAGGGTTGGTGGCGAGCCTGCGTTCATCGACGGCGAGGTCGAGGATCTTGGCGAGGATCGCGTGCGCGCCGAGGACGGTTGAGGGGCCACTGTCGATCTCGACGCTGACCCATGCCTGTACGTCGGGTGTGGTGATTTCGCGGACGGGTGTGTCACCCCACCGTGGTTTGACGTGTGCGTTCCACTGCCCTTCGGTGAGGTTGATGGTGGAGGGTTTGAGGTGGGTTTGCATTCGCATCCAGCGGGCACCTAGAGCGCCGATGGTGGCCTTCCCTTTCTCGGGGTCCACCCAGGTGCCTGTGGAGCGTTCTAGGAGGTTTTCGGCGGCCCAGTGGTCGGCTTGCTTCTTGGTTTTGAATCCGGTTTTGGTGCGGCGGGTGCCGGTGGGGTCGCGGTATTGGATGCGCCAGCGGGTGCCGGCTGCGGCTTGGTATTTCTGTGGTGTTGGCATGGTGTCCTAAATGGCGAAGCCCCGCTCGGTGGCGGGGCTAAATGAGTCCGAGTTCGTTGGCTTTCTCATCGGTGAATGTGTCGTACAGCCTGTCTGACTGTCCCGCTAGGTAGTGGTCCCACACCCACCCTTCGCATGTCTGACCGTCCGGGGCGACGGTGAGAGGAACACCGGGGTCGATGGCGTCTGAGCCTTGAAACTTCAGAAGGATGTCGAGCGCCGTGGTCTTGTCGTCCTGGTTATCACTGCTGAGCGCGGTTGTCGCCGCGCCGCTGGAGACGACTGTCTGGTCGGCGTTCTTCCCGGTGTCGCAGATCCACTGTTCGAATACGTTTCTGCGGTCTTGCTCGGAGCCGAAGTGTGTTGTGGTGCCGTCCCGGTCGGTGGTGACACTGCGGTTGTTGAGCATGTCCTCGGGAATCCAGCTGTCGGAAGATGTGTCGCTTGCTGCTGGCGTTGAGTCAGTGCCGTTACCGCCGCAGGCTGCGAGCGCTAGGGCCGCAGAGCTGACGACGGCTGCGAGTGTGAGTCGCCTGGTCATGTTGTCTCCTCTGTCGTGCGTGTCTGGGACTTGCCATTTAACCATGTTGTCTTGTCATTTGACATGATGGGGGTAAACATTTGGGGGTGATAGCGACCCTACGTGTCCGGCCCGACTGCTACCATCATCCGAACAGCATATAGAACGGGCGTTCGAACAATGCTGCACTGTTCGAGTCGGACACCACTCCGACGATGAGAGAAGGGCGAAGGATGACACTCACCACGGATTACGATGATTGGCTGATCGAGGCCGCGTGCGGAGGGGATTGCCGGCGTGTGCTGGCGGCACTGTCGCTGTTGCGGTTCCCGCATACTGCTGCGGCTCTGGCGGATGAGGTGAGGGCAGAGTAGAACCCCCGGACCCCACCGGGGGTTATTGGTTGTCGAGGGCTTCGAACATCTCGCGTAGGAGCTGTTTCTTCTCTTCGGCTGTTGGGGGTTTGGCGTCCATGTACTCCGGGGGAACCTTCCCGGTCTGCACTAGCGACAGTAGGGGATCGACGCCGTATGCGAGGGAAATCCTGATGATCTGGTCAGCGGTGAGCTGGCCGTCATGTTTTGCCAGCCTGCGGGTCAGGGTCGAGGCGTCGGTGCCGATTGCCTTGGCGGTGGCGTTGACAGTGTTCTTCGGGGCGAGCGCTTCGATCCAGTCGCGGTGGTTCTTGTAGATTTCCATGCTTTCAGTATAGAGGTGGTCCGTCGTGGGGCGCTAGTGGCGTGTTGTCATTTTGCAATACTTAGGTGCGCAGATTTGCCGTATTGCCCGGCGACACGGCCTGCCGTTCGAACTTTTTTATGTACTGTGACCTGTGCGTATGCGGCACCTGACAAGATTGTTGTCGGAACGTCTTGCGTTCTGACAAGACCTCGCGCTACAGTTGTGTCCACCGGCACGGAGACGCCGCCCCACACGGGGAGGACGAACCGGGGTCCGGACGAACTTTGAGAACTGAATAGAGAAGAAAGACCGCAGGGGATACTTGCCCCACAGGTCCGCGATTGCGAGCGAGGTGCGCCGAGGGGCGCGGAGAGTCCGGGAGGAGCCTTGCCATGACCATTCGCAGAAACCAGGGGATGCCGAAACCCGCCTCGTCATAGGCGGAGGGAACGACTGCGGATAACTGAATCGTCTTGGCCGGGGCACGCCCTGATGAGGGCGGGTGGTTCGAGTCCACCACAAGACACATGGCGACCCTGCGGGGTTGCCGGCAGTTGTAAAAACACCGACCGCTGGGAGAGTGCGGATGAGAGATGAAGAGTTCGCACGCTGGTATCACGCCGCGTGCGAGGAGATGGACGCGGCGAAGCCGTGTAACCGTGAGGCGCTGACCGTGGCGCTGATTGAAGAGGTGAAGCGGCGGGGAATTCCGGTCGCAGACTGGGAGGACGCAGCATGATTTTCAACACAAAGACCTACGCCGACAGTCTGAAAGACATGATCGGCATTGAGCTACGCGAGGAGGAGCAGCGGTGCTTCTCAATGCTGGAGTTCGACATGCGCCGACGTGAGATGGAGCCGCGTCGGGGTGATCGTCCGTGGCATCGGATGGCTTGCGAGTCTGCGGAGCGTCTTGGTTTGGTGCGGTGGGAGATGGAGTCCCGTGGCATGGAGCCGAGCCGGTTCGGTTGTGAGCGGACCTACGAGGAGGAGGATCGTGTTTTGGTCGCTGCCTGAGGAGGGCACTGCCGACGCTATCGCACAGGCACCTACGGCGCAAGATGCCGGGTGGTGGCCGCACCTGATTAGCGGGTGGTGGCATGACGCGGCGTGAGGCGCGAAGTGTCGTGTGGGACGCGTTGGGTAAGCCGGGGGTTTTGGTTCTCACTGTCGCTGACATGGCGAGGGTGACTGGGTTGTCGGAGAAGTCGGTTCGCCGGCGTGTGGATGCTGGTGAGATTCGGTCTTCGTCGGAGTTCGACGGGAAGCGTATTCGCATCCCGATTGATGAGGCTGTTCGTTACTGCATGGTCTGAGGAGGCCCTGATGCTTGTTGTTTTGGTTGCGTTGCTGGTGACGCTGTTGTTTGTTGCGGGGGAGCTGCTGGATGGCTCTCCGCAGGTGGGAGTGATCGTCGGTGAGTGATGCGGAATCTGAAATCATCCAGATGCTAGCGAAGTACACATATATGCGCGACATTGACGAAGTTTCCGACGCTGACGAGATCGTGTTCCTTCCTTCTCGCATTTGGGACAGGCTCGCCGCATGTGTTGGTGATCGCCGGTGAGTGAACCTGTACTGGCACTCAATTGGGATATGGGCGGCATGGGAACGAATTTCGCTGCCTACGCGCATCAGGGCGGTGTTGACCTGGAAGCTGAGCTTTACGGCACTTGCGACAGGGATGTGATCGAGACGTTGCTGTCGTGGTCGGAGTGGGATGCGCTTGTTGCGGCGGTTGAGGAGAACCGCCCCGTGCCCTACGCCGTCGAGAACTAGAGGAAACAGAGGAGAAGAAAATGGGAGAGGTCGAAACGATAGGCGGCTGGCAGGTACACCCTGCTGCATCCTGGTTCCCAATGTCACCAGATGAGACGCTGAACGTGCTCGCTGAAGACATCACAAAGAACGGCCTGCGGGAACCTATCGTGTTCGGCCAGTACTGGCCTGACCCCTACGAGGTTCTACGGGCGCACGGTGTCGAGATTGAGGACGGGTCGGACATTGAAGGTGTGGACTTCGGAGAGGAAGTCAACGCCGCACTGTCCACCCCGGAGCTGGTCTTGCTCGACGGTCGCAATCGACTGACGGCGTGTCTACGTGCCGGAGTTGAGCCTGCCTTTGAGACGCACATTCCGGGCGACACGTTGCAGCGGGATTCAGATTCGGACGACTGGGAAGAGTTTGTTGTCGGCTGGATCATGTCGAAGAACTTGCATCGTCGGCATTTGTCTACGGGCGAGCGTGCTGCGGTTGCGGCTCGGTATGTGCAGTTCTTTGAGGAAGACGCGAAGAAGCGGATGCTCGCCACACAGAACAACAATGCAGGCAGAGCTGCTGTGGCAAATTTGCCACAGCAGGGAAGCGCGGGAAAGAAGTCTCGCGAACAGGCCGCTGACATGTTCAACGTGTCCGCCCGCACCGTCGCCACCGCGAAGAAGGTCCTAGAGGAAGCCCCCGACCTGTACCAGAAGGTCGAGCGCGGAGAGATGGCACCGTCCCGCGCCGAGAAGATCCTGAAAGAGCGGACAGCCACACCGCCCACACCGCAAGAAGTCGCAGCTGCACAGGAAGCGATGATTCAGAAGATGGCCGAACGTAACGCAAAGAGGTGCATGCGGGAGTTCGGCAAGGAAGGCCTTGTGCTGTACATGCACTACTTCCACCTAGAGACAGAGGGTCTTAATGCGTAACTTCACCACCGAATTCAAACTGATCGACCTCGCACTACTGGAGGTCCACCCGCGAGTACAGCGATCCCTGGACGAGCGACACGTCCGAGACATCGTAGACCACTTCAACACCGTCGCACTCAACCCCCTGACCGTCATGTTCTCAACCACCGGGCGATACCGTAAGCGTTGGGTGATCGACGGGCAGCACACGATGGAAGCCGCACGACGTCTAGGCATCAAGGAACTGTGGTGCAAGGTTGTCGGCGTCCACAGTAACCGGGAGATCAACGAGATCTTCCACCTGCTGAACGAGCATGTTAAGCCCATGTCGCCCGTGACCTCGTTCGAGCTGAATGCGGAGCACGACTCCAGCACAGATGATGCGCTGATTGGGCAGATTCTCGGACAGTGCAACCTGTCTGTCGGGGCGTCGGATTCGCTGTCTACGATCCGTTGCGCATCGACCCTGCGGGAAGTGTACAAGCGTCTCGGTAGGGAACGGCTCGCTATCGCTGCAGCACTGTGGGAGATCATTGCTGATGGTGGTTCGCGGTTGGATGCTGCGACTATTCGGGCGGTTTCTGATGTGGTGGCGAAGTACGGGCACGACGAGCTGGACCTGTCGGAGATCGTTGATGCGATTACTGCGGAGTTCCCGGCGATGAAGGCCCGCGCTACTGCTCAGTGTGTGGGTACGTCGCTGGGGCAGTCCCATCGGCATCTCACCCGTGAGATTCTTGACAGTGCGTTCGGGATGGGGGTGGCCGCCTAGTGGGGTTCATCATCTTACCTTACGAAGGTGAGGACGCGTGGCTTCGTCAGCGGCAGAAAGTCGTGACCGCTACTGATGTGGCGAAGATCCGCACTGGTTCGGACGCGGCGTTCATGTCCCTGTGGAAGGAGAAGCACAACCCGCCGAGGAAGTTCCGCAATAAGTGGACAGAGCACGGAAAGAAGCGGGAACCTGTGATCGCTGCGGCTATCACCGCAAACCGCCCGGAGCTACTGCCTAACAAGTCGCTCGCCGTGAACGAGGATGAGCCGCGTTTCGGCGCTACCCCGGACATGATGACTGCGGATGGGTCGATGGTGGGGGAGATCAAAACCCACCTGATTCATTCGGAGGATGATGCGTGGGTCGATTGGTCGGATGTGCGGAAAGACAAGCCCGCCTATGTCACACAGGTGCAGTGGCAATTGGCCGTCACCGGCGCTACCGAGTCGCTATTTTCTTGGGAAGACTGGTCGGACGAGGACGGATGGGCGGATCTCCGCCCTGTCCGTCACTGCATGGTCCGCCGCGACGAGGACATGATCTCAGAACTGAAGGCGGTCGCCCTGCGGTTCCTGGATTGGACGCCACCGGATCTGCGGACGGGGGACAGTGCCGACTTCGAGACGCAGGCCGCAGCGCAGTTGTTGGGCGAGGCTGAGGCTGAGGCTGCACGGTTGCGTGCCGAGCTTCGCCGCGCTGACGAGATGGTGAGGGCTGCTCGCGCTGACCTGCTCGCACTGGTTGGCGATGCCCCGTCGCGGACGGAGTTTCCGAACGCGGTCGTGGAGGTCGCACCGGGGCGGCGGACAAACAGCTTCGACCGGAAGGGCCTCGCCGCTGACTATCCGGAGCTGGACGAGAAGTACACGATCAAGAAGGACGGGGCACCGAGCGTGAAGGTGACCCTGAAGGAGGAGTAAATGGCACGATTTTCACTAGACGAGTACGAGACAGTTGACCAGCGTATTCAGCGGTTCTACCGCACGTTCCCGGACGGTCGCATCGAGACGACCCTACTGGACTTTCAGGGGGAACCGAACGACACCCGGTGGGTCGTGAAGGCTGCGGTGTTCCGAACCTCGGAACCTGATGCGCGACCAGCGGGGGAGGGGCACGCTTTCGAGATCGACGGTGGCGGTGGCGCGAACAAGACGAGCGCCCTGGAGAACTGCGAAACGTCCGCCGTGGGTCGCGCCCTTGCCGACGCTGGACTGTCCGGCACGAAGCGCACCACCCGCGAGGAGATGCTGAAGGTGAAGGGCGCTGAGGTTCGGCAGCGGATTTCGAAGGCGCAGTCGGAGGATGATCTGAACGCGATCTACGCGGAGCTGAACACGGATGGGATCGCGCAGGAGTTCTTGCAGGATCTATCCACGAAGAAGAAGGCGTTGCAGGCGCTTGCCGCGACTGGCGCTACGCCGGCGTAGGGGGGCGCGTGTGGATGAACCACTGAACCCGGTGCAGATCGAAGCGACCATGCGGGAGCTGATCAACCGGGTATCGCGGGGGATCAAGGTCACGTCGGACAGGTACGCCGGGTTTTCGGATGCTGACCGGCTGTACGACCAGGCTCAGGCGCGTGCGTATCTGGAGGCCGAGGGGCCGGTGAAGGAGCGCGAGGCGCAGGTGGAGTTGGATACAGCGGTTGAGCGTGAGCGTCGGGATGTGGCGGAGGTTGCGTTTCGTCATGCTGACCGTCTGAGTAAGGCCCTTGACCTGGAGTTGAGGGCGTGGCAGTCGATTGGAAGTTCGGTTCGTCAGGCGTACGGGAACGCCGGAAGGTAGGAGAGAGTATGGCAACGAATATTAGTCGGATCAGTTCGGCGCGTAATGCCATTGCTGCGGTTGATCTTGCAGCGATAGAGCGCGAGCGCGTTCAGACGGCACTTGACGTTCTTGAGCGTGCTGTTGTCGAGGAGCGCATAAAGGAACGAAAGAAGTCGGCTCCTGAGGTAAAGCCTCCGGAGTTCTTGCGGTGTGCTGCTGACTATCAGGACGCGCCGCGCGGCACGCAGGTCGCTAAGCGGTTCGGGTCGGGCTGGTGGATGAAGATTGATGAAGGGTGGATTGACGAGTCAGGCACGGTCATGCCGGGTAGTCACATTGCTGTCGCTCCGCGTGAGGTTGTGGAGTGGGGTGCAGTGTGAGCAGGGTCTATGTCGGGGGTGTCACTAGGGCACTTCAGAAGGCGTACTGGCGGGCGTTCCGGAAGGGCGCGGTCATTGATTCCACGGCGGTCAGTGCGACCCCGCAGGGTGATGTGATCTTCGCGCAGGTGACGGACGGTGGCAGGCCGGAGCATGTGGTTGTCAGGTCGGACCTGGTTGGTCCGCTGGTGGAGAATCTTCAGCTTGTGTTGGAGGACGCTTGGGAGCATGGGAGGACAGCAACGTGGGAGATGGAGAATGTCAGTGAGAGATAACCAGAAAGACCCGTTCATGGTCGGCCTTATTACTATTGGCATCGTCTTAGTCGCCTTCCTCGTAGGGATGACCGCGTGCCTGCTATGGCAAGGCCCGCCGCCGGTCGAGTATCAGATGCCTGACGGCAGCACGGTCATGTGTGATCCGAGTGACAGGTCATGCAATGGGGGCGGCACCGATGGATCGTGAGTGGCAGCTAGTCACGTTCACCGAGGAGCTGGACCGCAGGCTGTTCCGTGGGGCGGCGATCATGGACCCGGACAGTGAGGAGATCCTGATCCGTCACGAGCGGTCGTGGCGGTCGGCTGAGCCGATGGGTCAGACGGTGTGGGTGCGGCCCGCACGGCAGTTGCAGGGCCGCGTGTTTTGGCTGCTGCGTGAGGGGGACGATGGGTAAGCCTCGGATGCCTGAGCGCGTGTACCGGGCGGTGATGGGCCGTGCGGAGGATATGGCGGGCTGGCCGGCGTGTGAGGCGCTGATTCCGGGGGTGTGTGGTGGCGTTGCTGAGCATTGGCATCATCGGCAGCTTCGGTCGCAGGGTGGCGAGCATGTGGTGGTGAACGGGATCGGGATCTGCCATGACTGCCACACTTACATTCACGGTCATCCTGCGGAGTCGTACCGCAACGGCTGGATCGTGCATGGGTTTGACTACCCGGAGGATGAGCCGGTGCTGCGTCGTGGCCGGTGGGTGTTGCTGCATGAGGACGGAACAATGACGGAGGTGGAGAAAGAGTGAGCAAGAAGATCACCGATAGACAAGGGGCGGACCTGGAGGCTGCGGCGTGGTTCATCATGGAGAACATTTCCGGCACAGGCAATCCGCTACCGTACGACGCGACGGCAGAGTGGGTAGCGAACTACGTCCTGCATAACGCCGGGGACGAGTCAATCCACGCAATGTGGACAGAGTTCGAGGGCCATATTCGATGTGAACAGTTCGAGGCCAGGGCAGGTGCAAAGTCGGTTGACGGCTGACATTGAGGCGAAGACGCGGCATTACAGCGTCATCTACCACGATGTGCTCGAAGCTATCCCCACCGCCAACGCCGTTTGCCTGTACCTGATCCTGCTGAAGTTCGCTGACAACAAGACGAAGACGGCGCACCCGTCACGGTCAACGCTGGCGAAGATGATGGGGTACAAGTCCCCACAAGTCGCTGACAAAGCGGTTGAGGTTCTGTCGTCGCTCGGTCTTGTGGAGGTGTTCGCACGGTACCGGGATGAGGATGGGGCGATCTCGAAGGTTAGGGATGAGCGGTTCAGGGAGCGCACGTCGAACGGCTACATCGTGTACGACCAGTTGATGCAGACGCAGAATAACGAGGGGGGGTTATACGTCCACACGGTAGACCCCCCTACGTCTGCACGTAGTACCCCTATACGTGTAGACGGAGAGGAACTAATACCCAAGAGAACTAATACCCAAGGGAACTTAGAGTGTGCAGTTCCAGATTTGTTCGATGAGTTCTGGCAAGCGTTCCCCCGCAAGGACGGGAAGAAGCCCGCGAGGAAGGCTTGGGGTGAGGCGATAAAGAGGGCGGACCCGGTGGAGATCATCAAGTCTGCTCGCGCCTACGCGGATCTGTGCCGGTCTCGCGGCACTCACCGGACGAAGGTGAAGATGGCTCAGGGGTGGCTGAATGATGATCGGTTTGAGGATGAGCTGACACCTGATCCTGCCCCTGCAGCTGTGTCGTGGTTGTCGGTGGTTGGTTCGGATGTGATCGAAGGAGAAATCGTGAAGGAGATCGAGTGACTGAAGAGATCTCGCCTGAGCTGTGGAAGAGGATTTCATGGGCCATCAGTGCAGCGAGTGTGAATCGGCACGAGTGGAGCCTATTGCAGGCGGACTGCCATAAGCGAAACTGTGACTGTCGTGCGTTTCGGAACGGTGACCCGGAGGAAGCGCTCGCACTAGTGCAGGCAGCAGTGCGGGGATCCATCTACGGCGAGCTGAAGTTTCAGATGGTGACTGAGCCGAATGTTGAGAGCTATCGCCTTAGTCCGGTCGTGATCCGGCAGATACAGAAGCAGATGAAGGAGATCGAGTGACTGATTGGGCGCTCCTTGCAGCGAACGTCCTGGAGAAGGGGGCGACACTGGTCCCAGACAAGTTCCCCCCACCGTCACCGCAAGCCGCCCACGCATGGGGCGAGGCACTGTCGCAGGTGCCTGTCCCGGTGGAGGTGTGGCCGGAGGCGGTGACTTGGTGGGCGCTGAACCGGTCGAAGTGGGGGAAGGTCACACCGCAGGACATGAAGGAGGCTGCTCTGGCGGTGTTGAGCAAGTGGGAGCAGGACCCTCGGAAGCGTGCGGAGCTGGAGCGCCGGCGTGAGCTTCGGAGGGATGAGCGTGATCGGCGTATCGGGCTGATTGCGAATGGGGAACGCAGGGCGCTGGAATAGCGTCTGTAAGCCCCGTAGAGAGAGTTTTACCCGCCGCGTGAGCAACTATGCCACGCGGCTTCTTGTCGCCTTAAAACGGCGATTTCACACTACCGCCCAACAGGGCAGAAAAGAGACACACATGGCCTACGGCGATGTCATCACCATCCGCAACGCACGAGTCACCGACAAGGGCGTCGAACTGAAGACCAGCAACGCGGGCAAGGAGTTCGCCAGCCTCACCATCATGTGGGGCACCAGCAAGAAGAACCGACAGACCGGGGAGTACGAGAACGGTCCGACGAAGTTCGTCCGTGTGACCGTCCTCGGCTTCGACGCGAAGGACATTGCAGCTGCCATCAACGGCGGTGACCGTATCGACGTGACCGGCTCCATCGAGCACACCACCTGGACCACGAAGGAAGGCGAGGAGCGGGACTCTTGGGATCTGCTCGCTGAGCGCGTCACCCTGCCTGTGCCGCGTGCCGGCCAGGGGTTCCAGCAGCCGCAGCAGTCGTTCGGTGGCGGATTCAACGCCACCGTTGCTGAGTCGGCCCCGTTCTGACCTGCGCAAACAACCACAACACGAAAGGAAAACACTTGACCGTCACCATCTACAGCAAGCCGAACTGCCCCCACTGCAACATCGTCAAGAACCAGTTCAAGAAGTACAACGTGCCCTACGAGGAGATCAACATCCTCCAGGACGCGGACGCGCTGAAGCTCATCAAGTCGCACGGCTTCACCGCAGCCCCGGTGGTCACGGACGGGTTCGACTCGTTCTCTGGCGCTGATGCGAAGGGTATTGACCGTTTCCGCGAGAAGTACGGCGCTTGATCATCGGGCTACTGCTGGCCTACGGGCTGGTGATGGGTCTGATCATCGCCGGGAATAAGAAGGAGAAACCATGACCATCGCACCTGACCAGGCCAGCGAACTACTCGACGGGGCAAAGCCCGGGCCGTGGTACGTGCACGCCGACCAGGACGTCACGGACGGAACGTTCATCTACGACGACACCGGGAACATGTGCATAGCGGTAGAACCATCCGGCTCCGACTACCGGGAGGCGGACCTCCTCCTCGCCGCCGCCGCCCCGGACCTCGCGCAGACCATCGCCGGGATGCGGTGGCAGTGGGGTTTGGAGAGAGACTACCGGTCCGGGACCGAGACCGACACAGTGTGGTTCTCCTCCGAGGACGAAGCACGCGAAGATCTAAGCAACCCTCACCGTCAGCACGGCAACCCCCGCCTTGTCCGCCGCCTCGTCGGCCCCGCGGAGGTGGCGGAATGACCATCTGCTGTGAGCACAACCCGTGCCCCGGACGCCCCCGATGGTTCCTCGTCCGTTTCACCGACCGCCCCTGGCGGTGCCCCCAGTGCGGCCAGTTCTGGGTCACCGAGATTCGATACCTATGGGGCGACTTCGACGGATTTGAATGGGTGCGCATCACCCCGAACACCACAAGCAAGGAGACCACGAATGACTGACTACCGACTCACCGCCGAGCGCGCCCTGAAAGAGATCACCGCAGCCCTCGACACCATCGCCGCCACGATCACCGCAGCCCTCGACAACCTCGCCACCGTGGACGCCCCGGAACCCACCCTCGCGGAAGAACTGCGGGACGTGGCGGATAGCTACGGCATGTCATCGAGGGCGGCGGATCGGGTGGATGACATCGCTGACCGTGTGGAGCACGACCTCACGGAAGCCCGCGCCGAGGTGGAACGGGTCACCGCACAGAACACATGGCCGAAGCACACACCGTCAGGCCACACCTACGACGCGCCGACGACGTACAAGAAACTGCGCCAACAGTGCGCCAACGCCGCCCAAGCAGCGTCCGAGGGCTGGGACGACGCCGAATGCCCCCCGGAACCAACATGGGAAATGGTCGGGCTTGCCACTACCGAGGTGGAACACCTCACCGCCAAGAACGAGCAACTGCGCAGCTACGTGCAGAAAGGTGCAGAAAGCAACGCAGAAACCCCCGACCCCGCCGACGTGAAGCCCGGGGAAGCATGGAAGGCGCACATCTGGTACGACGAGGAATGGCACCCCGGCACCGCAATCAAGAGTTCTGGCGGCGACTGGACAGTAACCCGAGACGACGGTAGCCGCACCACCTACCGCATGAACGAGTACATCGAACTCGTCTCTCGTCTGGTGCCCGCGCCGCGTGTCATCACCAACCCCGACGAACTCGACCGGCTGGCGATTGGGACCATCATCCGCACCCGTGAAGACCTCGCTATGCAGAAGAAGGACGGCGACACTGCCAGGTGGTACTACGCCGACAGCGGGCGTGGGTGGGAAGTCGCCCAGATGCTCGACGACCTTCCCGCCACGGTCCTATGGGAGCCAGAAGCATGAGCCACCATAACCACCAAGCCCCGCCACCGTGCGGGGCTTCACTCATGAAGGAGGGAACCTGACCACACTACGAAGCAAAGCGGAACGCGCCGTACTCGGTGGCATCCTCCAGCACCCCGAACGCATCCCCGAAGTCCTCACCCTGATCAAACCGCAGGACATGGACACCGACCGGAACCGGGCAATCTTCAACGGACTGGTCGAGGGGTACAACGCGGGGGAGGTGGTGGATGACCTTTCCGGCGCGAACTACCTGCTCGAAAGGGGTGTCCTCAAAAACGCGGATGATGCGGTAGCCGTCACCTCGCTAGTCAGCGAAGCACCACTACAGATCAGCCTCATGCTCCACGTCGAGCAAGTGGCAGACAACGCAGCACGCCGCAGGATTGACGCCGGAACGAAGCGCCTAGCGCAGGCATACCGCGAAGGCATGCCCGTCGAAACACTGACCGAGCTAGCGCAGGAAATCGTGGACAGTGCCACCGCCGTCAACGACCAGGACATGCGCCGCATCGGGACCACGATTGACGAGCTGCTCGACACCATCTCAATGCGTGCAGATGGGACGACGGAAGACAGAATCGAGACCGGCTTCCCAGACCTCGACCGCACGCTGAACGGCGGGCTGAAGCCCGGGCAGATGATCATCGTTGCGGCCCGCCCCGGTGTGGGTAAGTCTACCCTGGCGTTGGACATTATGCGGCACATGAGCATCACCCACAATCAGCCGAGCCTGTTGTTCAGCCTGGAGATGACGGAGGACGAGGTGCAGGAACGTGCCCTGTCCGCCGAAGCACAAGTGCCGATCAACCAACTGAAGACCGGGCATGTCCCGCAGGACGGTTGGGAACGGATCAAGACCGCCCGCGAGAAGTTCGACGACGCGCCACTGTGGGTTGATGACTCGCCGGAGCTGACAATGCTGGACATCACCGCGAAGTCGAAACTGGCGGTGAGGCAGCACGGTATCCGGCTGATCGCGGTGGACTACTTGCAGCTGCTCAGGTCCGGTGGCAAGGAGGAGTCACGGCAGCAGGAGGTGTCGAACTTCTCCAGGTCGCTGAAACTGCTGGCGAAGTCGTGCCAGGTGCCGGTGATCGCTATCGCGCAGCTGAACCGTGAGGTGGCGAAGCGTGGGGATGACGCACTACCGAAGATCTCTGACCTGCGAGAGTCGGGCTCCCTAGAACAGGACGCTGATACGGTTCTGTTGATTAACCGCCCCGATTCGGAGAACAAGGATCACGCTCGCGCTGGCGAAGCGGACATCATCGTGGCGAAGCACCGAGGGGGTGCGACGGGGACAGTGACGGTATCGCAACAGCTGCACTACTCGCGTTTCACTCCAATGGCATAGGAGGACACACTGGACATCAAGATCATTGCGGAGCCGTCGCAGGTGCCGCAGAGGAAGCACCCCACGGACGCAGGGGCGGATCTGATCGCGTCGGAGAATGTGACGATCCTGCCTGCTGAGTGGCAACTGGTGGGCACGGGCGTGGTGGCTGCTATCCCAGTGGGGTTCGCAGGTTTTGTGCATTCCCGGTCGGGACTGGCCGCACTGCATGGTGTGAGCGTCCTCAACGCCCCTGGTGTGATCGACTCGGACTACCGGGGCGAGATCAAGGTGAACCTACACAACGCGGGCATGTTCCCCGTCGAGATCAAGAAGGGGCACCGGATCGCGCAGCTCATCATCCAACGGGTCGAACGACCCACGCTCGTCCCCGCCAAAACACTGAACACCACAGCACGCGGTGACGGCGGGCACGGGTCCACCGGGCGGTGACAGACACCGAAACATGGGTGAGGGACGCGCTGAACTCTGGGCTGGAGTGCAGCCTGTACACACTGAAATCATGCGTCCTACGGGAGGACGCGCACAAGGTTGAGGGAATCATGCACGCCCTAGTCGAGGAGGGCTGGGCCGTGCAAGTGAAGAAGGATAAGTGGAGGAAAAGTGAACATCGCTGAACTGAGGAAGTACGGCAGTGGCGGGAAGCCGCGAACCGCGAGGGCATGGTTCGACCGGCTCGACAATGAAGAACGCGAGGTGGTGGCAGGGGTGATCCTGTCGCGGTCCGCGCCGGTCGCACTGGAGGCGTTACAGGAACACGCGAACTTCCCGTTCAAGAAGACCGCTCTGAAAGAACTGCGGTACCAGCTGGAGAAGGAGAGCGCATGACCCCGACAGGAAAAATCGTCCTCATCAACACTGCCCCACAAGTACCACACGCGCCTACCCCGGCACGAGAGTGCAGACCCGCACTGCCGGAGCCTGACGACCTGCTAGACGCCGTGAGCTTAGACGGGACCATCGGCGTCATGGCGATCTGGGGGCACAACGTGGATGTGGAGGCCATGCGAAACCCGCGACTTCGGGGGAAGGGTGCTGTCACGGTGTTTGGTAGGCAGGTTCGATCTCCTCGGGATCTCGCATATCAGATCCTTGCAGCAGCGGACTACATCGAGAAGGAGACTGCGTGAATATTGACGCACTGAAGAGCCTGAACACGCCCGCTCCGACGGGCTGGACGCCAGGCGTGCAGTGGGACGGGGAGCAGGGTTTCGTGACCACGCAGCCGAGCGCGGACCCTGACACGCCGCGTGACGAGCGGTGGGACGAGGTACTACAGCGATTCGGCCTGGACCCCGAGCGGTACATGGTGGACGGCCCCGTCAGGCACAGCGCGTGGGACGTGCCGGGAAGTGGAGTGCAGCATAGTCACCGCGCGAAGATTGTTGAGCGCCCGGAGCGCACGTTCGATGTGGAAGACCTGCTCGACACGATCTGGACCGACGTTGCCTACCCCGACAACCCCCGCGCCGAATGGCGAACCATCCAGATCGGGGACACGCACCTGGCGAAGGGTGCGCTCGACGGAGGTGGAACCGACAAGCTCATTGCCCGGTGGCAGAACAGCGTCACCGAAGCACTTGGCCTTGGGGACCACTATGAGGGAATCCACCTCGCATTCATGGGCGACCTCATCGAAGGGGAGGTGTCCCAGGGTGGAGCAAACATCGCCGGCAATGACCTGACCCTCACCGAGTCGCTTCGGGTAGCACGCCACCTTGTGTCCTGGACCGTCCAGGAAGCGCTGAAGGTCGGCAACGAAGTGATCGTTTCCGCCGTCGGCGGCAATCACGGCCAGACGACCCGCGTGCAGAATCGTCCGCACACTGACAACCACGACATTGACGTGGTGAGCGCGGTACAGCAGGCGTTCGAGCTGTCCGGGCTGGATGAGAGAATCACTTGGTACTACCCCGAAGAGGGTGCGAACCATGTCGTGTATGAGGTTGGCGGCACCGTGTTTGCCAGCACTCACGGTCACACGTTCAAGGGCGGGCCGGTCGCTGGTGCAGCTAAGTGGTGGTCGGGAATGTGTGCGAGCAATCGCCCTGCTGCTGCGGCGCAGGTTCTCATGGCTGGGCACTTCCATTCCCCGGTGATTCAGAACTTCACCTCGGATAAGTGGATTTGCTTCGGCGGAGCGCTGGAGGATCAGAGCACTTGGATTCATGAGCAGAATGGCACCACGTCGAAGCCGGGGATGCTGACCTATGTGACGCGGGATGGTGAGCCGTTTGAGTTCAGTATCGTCTGACGAGGAATGGCGACCTGTACTCGGTTACGAGGGCAGGTATGAGGTCAGTTCGCTCGGCAGAGTTAGAAGCCTTGATCGGATAGCTACCCGACGGAACGGTTCATCCTATCGCGTCAGGGGCATTATACGATCTCAGTATCGAACTCGAACAGGTCACCTTATTGTCGGGCTAACTAGCGATAGAGGAAGAAGGACGGAGAAGGTTCACAGGCTGGTTTGCATAGCGTTTCATGGTTTGCCGGAGGAGGGGCAAGAAGTGTGCCATGGGAACGATAACCCGGAAGATAATCGTGCTTCTAATCTTCGATGGGGAACAAGGTCAGAAAATCGAATAGATCGAGTACTTAATTCGAAGGACCACAATTCGAACAAGACTCATTGCACAAGGGGGCACGAGCTGAGAGAGCCTAACCTTAGGAAGTCTTCTCTAGAGGAAGGTAGGAGAGGGTGCCTTTCTTGCGCTAGGGCCATTTGGTATTGCCGCTATCACAATATCAACGACAAAATCCCTAGTGTGGCTGATGAGTACTACAGGGCAATAATGGAGGTCAAAAATTGAGTGACTACTACAAGTTCGGTGATGTGCAGGTTCTCGACATTAGTCGTCACCTCACGTCGAACGCTGGACAAGCGGTGCAGTATATTGCCCGGTCCTGCCGACTGGACGGCAATAACAAGGGAGAGGTTGAGGCGGACCTGCGGAAGGCAATAGACTTCCTGACAGACGAGATGAATAGGGTAACTGGTGACTGATCCCGTTCACGAACTATACGAGAACGCTAACCACACGAACCGCCGCACTTTCGAAGTGACGGCGGTTTTCCATGTGGAGGCACGCAACTGGGAGCACGCAATCGAGCTGGCGATGGATGATCCCCGCGAGGGTGATTGGGACGCAAACGAGGCGTGAGCCTGTGATCGCACTGGCCGAGATGGCGCACTGCACGAGGGAGGACAGATGAGACACGAGGATGACGAGGCGGAATACCGGCACGACGCGCAAGACGCGCACGAAGCGGGCTGGCGGTACACCCCGGGCGCTTACGGCGGCTGGTGGCGGAAACGCCCCAATGAGGAGGACGAATACCTGTGAGCACCTGGATCTACTACCAGTGCCACGACCATAATCCCCCCATCGAATCAGATTGGGAAGTAGGTCAGCACCTATACGATATTCCGAACGCTCAGTACATGCTGCGGAACCGTGAAGCCATCGTTGAGCACGGCATCAAATGGGACCACTGGCCGGACAATATGCTTGACCAGTGGACAAGTGCAGCAGACTCATTCTTCCGAGCGCACCCTGACTGCGAGATTAGAATCTTCACCGAATATGGGGAAGACGTAACCGACTACAAGGAGACCAAGTGAACGATTGGCGGGATGCGGTAAGTGAAGGCGTAACCCGGACGATTAGCGGAATGACAGAGCGCGAGTTGTATGACCTAGCTACCGACTCATACCAGCAAATGCGAGACGACGAGGAGACTGTATGAACATTGTTACCCCGAAGATCGAGCTGATCGCATCAACTACCCTCACGAACACGGTTGAGGGCGGGCCGAAGATTGAGGACTGGATGAGCCTCGACCCGGACGCAACCGACGCGGAATGCCTAGTGGAGGAGGCAGGGCGCGGTTGTTATGAGTCTTGGGATAAGCCGAACCCGAAGACCGCACGTAATGCTGACTACATCAGCCGCACCGCGTTTGAGATGCAGCACGGCAGCATCCTGGAGCACGCGAGCGCAACGTTCCGATTCTCCGGCGTATCCCGCGCATGGCTGATGGAGATGGAACGCCACAGGCACCTGTCCTGGTCGGTCGTGTCGCAGCGCTACGTGGACGCCGCCACGTTCGGCGTGGTTATCCCCCCAGCAATTCGGGAAGAAACAGGGAGCATCGCCTACCACAGCGCACTCGAAGGCCCCGCATCTGAGGCCCTGGAATGGTGGTCGGGAGACGCGATGTGGCACTACGAGGTGCTTGCTCATCGACTACATAGTGAGGGCCTCCCCCGAAAGCAGGCGCGTGAAGCAGCCCGCTCAGTCCTCCCGAACTGCACTGAGGTTCGCGGCGTGGTCACTGGCAACCTGCGGGCATGGTCCACCATCCTCCCCCTCCGGGCCCACCCGTCAGCGGATCGTGAGATGCAAGAGGTTTCCATGCTGATCCTCGACGCACTAGAGCCTGTCGCCCCCACCGTCGTAAACCACCTCCGATACCAGATCGCCTACCCCGGCAAGGAGACCGCATGAGCCTGTTCACCATCAAGCACACCACCGAAGAACGCATCACCCACCTCGGCTACGGCGTTGTCCGATACCAGCTCGAACAGCGGGAAAAGGAGGAAGGCGTAGGCCGCGAAGGGTGGGACATCTGGTACGAAACCATCTTCGTCATCGGAACCGTTGAGGAGATGAAGCACTGGGTGCTGGTCACCGACAGTGCCGGCGGCACCGTCCACATCCCGCGCCGTGACGTTGACCAGATCGTCACCTGCGAGAACGAGGAAGCGTGGGACAGCTACCGGCTGCACGCCGACCTGGAAGACGCAATGGGGGCAGATGCCTAGCTTCTTCGTTGAGGGGACACCAGCTCCACAAGGAAGTAAGCAAGGCTTCATCCGTGGGGGTCGGGTGGTGCTGGTGGAATCAAGCAAGAAGGTGAAGCCGTGGCGGGAAGCGGTGGGGGCGAAGGCGCGGAAGACAGTGGGGGAACTTCTGGACGGGCCGCTTGAACTGTCGGTGACGTTCATCATGCCCCGCCCGAAAGCGTTGGGGGACAAGCCCGCACCACCAATGGTGCAACGCCCGGACACCGATAAGTTGCTTCGTTCGACATGCGATGCGCTCACGGGAACTTGTTACGGCGACGATTCGCAGGTTGTCACCATTCACGCGCACAAGAGACGAGCCGAGCCGGGGGAAACACCCGGAGCGCACATCACACTAACCCCCGCTGATTAGCGGGGGTTCAATCATTAGGAGAGCATTTGACCAGCATTGATATTCGTCACGGGGATTGCCTGGAGGTTCTGCGGAGCCTGGAGGACAACAGTGTTGATTCGGTCGTCACAGATCCTCCGTACGGACTGAGTAACACGAAGCCCGCGCAGGTTGCGGATGTGCTCGCCGCGTGGGTGACGGGCGACACGGAGGCTGTGCCTGCCACAGGGAAAGGCTTCATGGGAAAAACGTGGGACGGATTTGTTCCGCCGCCCGCTGTGTGGGCCGAGTGCCTGCGCGTTCTGAAGCCGGGCGGTCACATGGCGGTGTTCGCCGGGGCACGGACGCAGGACTTGATGGGGCTGTCTATTCGCCTCGCCGGGTTCGAGATCAGGGACACGCTCGGCTGGATCTACGGGTCCGGTTTCCCGAAGAGCATGGACGTGTCGAAAGCGATTGATAAGGCGGCAGGTGCAGAACGTGAAGTGGTCGCTACCGAGAGAAGCCCGTTCCGAATGTCCGATCCAAAGATTGGTAACGTGTATGAAAGCACCCAAAGCGGGGATACACGGAAAGTGGATGGTGACGGGTATATAATCCGGGAATTGTCTGCCCCCGCGACGGATGCAGCTAAGCAGTGGTCCGGTTGGGGTACGGCGCTGAAGCCAGCTATTGAGCCGATCATTCTGGCCCGTAAGCCGCTGGACGGCACGGTGGCGGCGAATGTTCTGTCGCATGGTGTCGGCGGGCTGAACATTGATGCTTGCAGGGTCATAACTAGCGAAGATACCCGGCGTAACGCAGCTGGTGGGGAAAACGGACTCAACGGAGAATCTACCTTTAAGATTCGGGAGCGTCGGGCCGAGGACCAGGTAATGCACGCTGGTCGTTTTCCAGCGAATGTGTTGCTGGATGAGCACGCCGCCGCAGAAATGGACGAACAGAGCGGGGTGAGCGTGAGTCGAAAGATTGATGGATCGAAGGCGCGACCCAAGGTAGATACCGTCGCTTACGGAAACTACGGCACCTGCCCAACTATTCGAGGACATGAGGACTCAGGCGGCGCGTCTCGGTTCTTCCCCGTGTTCAAGTATCAGGCGAAAGCGCCGAAGAAGGAACGCCCCGTGATCGTCCGGGAGGACGGGACGAAGATCGCACATCCAACGGTGAAGCCGGTCGCGCTCATGGAATGGCTGGTCACTCTCATCACCCCGGAGGGCGGCACCACCCTGGACCCGTTTGCGGGGACGGGCACCACCCTTCAGGCCGCACGGGATAAGGGATTCGCCGCTATCGGGGTGGAGCAGGACGCCGACTATATCGCACTGATCGAACAACGACTGTCCGCGTAATCGAACACGCGAGCGCGTGCGACGCTCCACGCCCCCCGCTCGCACACCACGCGGGGGTTAATAACCATACAAGGAGAACAGCTTGACCAACACCACCTACCAGTCACTCAACAGCGAAGTGAACATCCTGAAAAACGGGAAGCTCCAGCTCAACAAAGACCACGAAGCAGCCCGCGCCTACTTCCTCGAAGAGGTCAACCAGAACACCGTGTTCTTCCACAACCTCCGGGAGAAGACGAACTACCTGGTGGACAACAACCTGTGGAAGCGGGAAACCGTCGAACGGTTCACCTTCGACCAGTTCAAGGCACTGTTCCATCAGGCATACGCGCACAAGTACCGCTTCAGGTCGTACATGGGCGCACTGAAGTTCTACACCTCCTACGCGCTGCGCACTGAGGACGGCACCCGCTACTACGAGCGGTTCGAGGACCGGGTTGTGATGACCGCCGTGGACCTGTCAGGCGGAGACTACGACGCGGCGAAGGATCTCGTGGACGCGATCATCACCGGACGATTCCAGCCGGCAACCCCAACATTCCTCAACGCCGGACGAGCGAAGGGCGGGGAGCGGGTGTCCTGCTTCCTCCTCGACGTGCAGGACAACATGGAATCCATCGGAAGGGTAAGCAACAGTGCCCTCCAACTGTCGAAGCGTGGCGGCGGAGTGGGTATCAACCTCACGAACCTGCGCGAATCTGGGGCAGCGATCAAGGGCATCCCCGATGCCGCATCCGGTCTCGTCCCGGTGATGAAGATCCTCGAATCAGACTTCCGGTACGCAAACCAGCTCGGACAGCGACAGGGCGCAGGCGCGGTGTATATCAGCGCCCACCACCCCGACATCATGGCAGCGTTGGACACGAAGAAGGAGAACGCGGATGAGGCGATCCGCATCAAGACGCTCAGCATCGGCGTGATCATCCCGGACATCACGTTCGAGCTGGCGAAGCGGGACGCCGACATGTACCTGTTCTCCCCATATGACGTGGAGGCGGTGGAGGGCAAGCCGTTCAGTGAATGTGACATCACCGACCGCTACAGCGCATGGGTAGACGATGACCGGATCACGAAGCGGAAGATCAACGCACGCACGTTCTTCCAGACACTCTCCGAGGTTCAGTTCGAATCCGGCTACCCGTACGTCCTGTTCTCGGACGTGGCGTCCCACGCTAACCCGATGAACCATGTGGGCCGAATCCAGATGTCCAACCTCTGCTCTGAGATTATGCAGGTGCAGACCCCCTCGGTCCTGAATGATGACCTGACCTACCAGACGGTCGGGCATGACATCAGCTGCAACCTTGGCTCGTTCAACATGCGGAAGATGCTGGACCTCACCACGGACGAGTTCACGGACACGGTTGTGGTGGCGACGAAGGCACTGGATCAGGTGTCTCGCACCACGAGCATTGATTCTGTGCCGTCCGTCCGTAAGGGTAACGAGGACTCGCACAGTATCGGCCTCGGGCAGATGAACTGGCATGGGGCGTTGGGCGATCTCGGGATTGAGTATGGTTCCCCGGAGTCGCTGCACATGCTGGACCGCTACATGGCGCGGGTGACGTGGGCGGCGATGCTAGCCTCAACGCAGATCGCACGGGAGCACGGGCCGCACGCCTGGTTCGACGGGTGCGAGTACGACACCGGCGTCTGGTTCGAGCGTGTGGCGTACCCGAAGTGTGATGAGTTCGGGGACGATCTGGAGATCATGCCGGGACTGTCCGCCCCGACCCGCGAGGAGTGGGACGCGCTGCGGGTGGAGGTGTCGAAGTACGGCATGGCGAACGCTTACCTTCAGGCGATCCCACCGACCGGCAGTATCTCGTACATCAACCACTCCACCTCCTCTATTCACCCGGTGGCGTCCGGTGTGGAGATCCGCAAGGAGGGGAAGCTCGGGCGCGTGTACTACCCGCAGCCGCACCTGACGAATGAGAACGCTCACCTGTTCCAGTCGGCCAGCACAATCGGCTACGAGAAGCTGATCGACACTTACGCGGTCGCTCAGCATTGGGTGGATCAGGGGCAGTCGCTCACGGGATTCTTCACCGACAAGGCAACTACGCGCGATTTTGACAGGTTCCGTATTTACGCTTGGCGCAAGGGGATTAAGTCTATCTATTATGTACGCATCCAACAGGCAGCAATGGGAGGCACGGAAGTTGATGGAACAGCAGCAGGATTCTGCGAATCATGTGCACTCTAACGAGGGGACACGAAAGATCTGCATTCGTTGCGGGAAGGAGATTCCCCCTAGCAGGAAACGTGCCGTGAAGTTTTGCTCACCTGAGTGTGGCTGGGGACTACGTGACGATAGGAGAACTTCTGAAGGTAGAAATAACCGGAAGGCTAAATGCGAATGGTGCGGGAACGATATACCTGCAACTAAGCGCAAAGATGCCGTCACATGCTCTACTGGGTGCAACCTAGAAAGAAAAGAGCAGCGTAGGAAGGACGCTGTTCTGGCTAACTCTAGGACAGATTGCAAGAGATGTGGAGGGAAGATCCCTGAACCGGGAAGGTCGCGTGACTACTGCTCCAACAAGTGCCGAAATGATGTGAAGTGTGAATACAACTCCGAGTATCGAAAAGAGAATCCACATGTCGTACTGAATGGTGGGCATAGATACAGGGCGAGAAAGCGCGGAGCGACCGTGGAGAATGTTGACGTTCGGGAGGTCTATGCCCGTGGTGACTGGATTTGCCATATCTGCGGCGACCATATAGACGTTGCGGCGAAGTGGCCTGAGCCATTGAGCGCTTCAGTAGATCATGTGATCCCGCTATCCAAAGGCGGGGCGCACTCCTACGAAAACTGTAAGCCGTCGCATCTCGTATGTAATATGCGAAAGAACGACAAGATGTAACGCGAGTCCTGCGCACTGTAAGTGATGCGAAACCTAATCCGTATCACTTAGAACCCTGAACCGCGTTGCCTATGTTATGCGGTTCGGGGTTCGCATCACTTAGAGGTGGGGAGCGCATACCTGACACGCTCATCTAATCGAGGGAGAAACAATGAAGGAATCAGCAGCACTACTTTTCGCGGTCGCGGTGCTCCAGTGCCTATCCGTCGCCGCGCTTGTCGAGTGGGGGATTCGCCCACTGGTCGCACAGTTCGGGCATGAGGTGGGGTTCTGGCCGGTGTTTATCACGATTGTGTTGGGCCTGTTCGTGTTCCGTGATACGCGCATCGAGACGAAGGAGGGCGCATGAACAACTACAAGCTAGCGCGGGAAGTGCTCGGACGATACCGGTTCTGCGCAACCTTCCTGCGGGATGAGGGGCTGATTGCACCAGACCTGCCGGAGCCGACCATAGGCGAGGATGGGTGGGCCGAGTGGGGCGGAGAGGTCGCGTTCCATCCTGCCGAGGGCCTCTGGTCCTACGACAACGGGGCAATGACCCTGGACTCACCATACCGATTGCGAGAGGTTGCGCTGATCTACCTCGCGGCCGCTAAGTACGCAGAGGAGAACGCATGAGCAAGTCCGTAATCAACCTACTGCCCGAACCACCAGCAGGCAGCAAATGGTGGGCGACCGTCCTCGACAGCAACACCGGGGAACTGGGGGTGAAGCTGGTCCGTACGAAGCCTTACCACCCGTGGGGGGCTGCGGTCATCAACGAACGTTGGTCGCCGGCGAAGGTAGCGAGCAAGGTCGCATGGATCATGGAGGAGGCGAACACTGGACGCGCAGCAGCTTAGAGACCACCTCGCAGAAGTCACCGAGTACGTCGAACGGGCACGCACAGACTTCCTCCACAACAACCCACTCACCGTCCCACACGAGGACGACCCATTCGTGAAACCACCACCCCCCGGGTCGAAGCCACCGGGAAACCTATCAGCACAAGCCCTAGCAGACATGGAGGTGTGCTTCGTCGGGAACCTGATCGACTACTGTGTAGCGGTGGGGGCGGTGCCACCGGTGAGGATGGGGTGCTTCTGGAGGGACTGTGAGGGTGGGATCTTGGGGCTGAGATCGTCGGGGATCGTGGAGGACGAGCATGGGGAGCGGTACCCTGACCTGGAGCGTGTGATCTCGCATCTGCGGGCGTATGCGGGGGAGGTGGTCACCACCGAGGGGGTGGGGGATATTCTTCGTGCAGGGGAAGCTACGCGGGATTGTTTGCGGTTCTACTACGACAAGCCGGACAAGAACTACGTGAGCGTGCAGGAGGCAGCACGTGTAGCTGGCCGCGCCGTAGTCACCATCTACAAGTGGATGGAGAATGGGTGGATCGAAGCCATTCAGGACGCTCACGGTGGTGTGATAGTCGAGGTAGGTTCTGTGGAATCTGCAGCTATTGCCTTGCCTTTGGCGAAGAAGATCAAAGCAAAAAGGGCAGCCTAGCAGGGATGATATAATCGGGGGGTATAATAGCGTTAGCGGTAAATTGAGAAAACATCTCACCACCCGCTAACACTCTCCTTCTCTTGTGGTTCTCCACTTACCCCGGCTCTCCACCGGGGTTCATGCCTAACCCTTTTGCGCAAGCCGACACCGGACTTAACGATTGTTGCCGCCGGATCACGGAGCGCAGGGGTGAGGGCACCTATCGGAATCTTTTGGCAAGAATGCGGTCTCCAAAACCGCTAACGCTGGTTCGATGCCAGCTTCCGGTGCTCTCCTGTCGTCTTTGCTGACGATGCGGCAGGTGTGAGTGAGTCAGCGTAGTTCGACGGCCAGGATCACAACTGGCCTATACGCAGTAGCTCAATGGTAGAGCAGCCGGGTACACACCGGAATGATTTGGTGGTTCGATTCCCCTTCTGCGTGCTGCGGGCGATCTTCGGTGATCCCGCCTTACGGCACGACACAGTAACCCTGTGGTCGTGTTCCGGCTCCTATCGCTCAATTGGCAGAAGCAACGGATTCAAGTCCCGTTCAGTGCAGGTTCGAGTCCTGCTAGGAGTACGGGGTCATGCAGCGCGGTCGTGCTCCATGAACCAGGTGACACTGTAGCTACTGGCAGGTGTCACCACTCCCTTCCGCGATCGTTGCGGTGAACCTAAACCCCAAAGAGGGCGTGACTCCCTCGCGGTATGGGAAGCCGTGAATCTAATTGTTCCTGACCGTCCCCGGACTGGTCAGTGTTTTGTAATGAAGAGGTTGGGAATACCCCTCGCGGATTGCGCCGCAAAATGGAACAGCCGTGGAAACACACTCAGCGATCCCTGCCCTTCGGGGGCATATCGGAGGCCCACGGTAGCCCCGGACGCGGGGCAGCGCGTTAGTTCTTGGCACGAATACCCCCGGCTACAGGCGGAAAAGGCGAGGTTCGACTCCTCAATGCCTCCTAGGCGTTAGCTCTCGGCATGAGCATTTCCGGCCTGCTGCGGGGATGGTGAGGTTCGATTCCTCAACGCGCACGAACCTACAGTTCGCGTATTGTAGGAATAGCGGCTGACGGTGATCTCGCCGGACGACGAGACCCGCCAACGCTCACAACTTCAACAACAAGGAGAACAAGATGAGCACTATTCGAGTGGTGGTCGAGATTGACGGCGAGGAGTACGCGAGCCAGTCGCTTACCGACGACAATCTTACCGCAAAGGGAATCGCTGAGAAGTACGGTGTGAACATCATCTCGACCGCCTCCCAGATTTTTCGGCAAGATTAAGAACCGTGGAATCTACAGATAACAACAAGGAGAAAAATATGAGCATCAAGATCAGCATCAATGACCTGAAGGCGATGGTAGCCCAGCTCGACAGTGCGCCTGCCGTCCCCGAAGGGAAGACGTACGGGGCCGCAGTGAAGACGGGCGACGGGATCGTCCAGGCGCTTATCGACGGTCGCGGTCTGGTTACTATCGGCCAGGATGGTGCACTGTGAACATTGACGTAACCGCAACGGACGGTGACCGTACATGGTCCGAGAAGTTTGGGCGCGTAGCATCCGCAGTGGTACAAGACGGGGTGCTCAGCATCACCTCATATCGGACAGGTCGGCACGTCAACGAAGAGCCTGAGCTGGTATCAATGTTCTTCCCCGGCGCATGGCACTCATGGAGGGCGATCGACTAATGACACACACGCCAAACCACGTTCGCATCTACCGGGACGCAGCAGGGAAACACATCACCCTCGACGGGCACGAACTCCTGCTAGCGGAGGATGGGATCTTCATAGACGGTGCGGAAAGCTATGACGAGATCACCAAGGTTCAGCTCACACTGCTCTGCCCGAAGGTGACCATCGAGTCAGAACTGCAATAGCCGACAGGCCTGTGACAGGCAGGCACCAGGGTTCAAGCCCCCGGCACGCACAACACCCCGCCCCCCTCGGAAGGAACACCGCCCAGTGCGATTCACTATCAACACCCCCGACGGCGAAACCTACACCACCCCCGAAGACGCCTACCCCCTCCTCGACAATGAGGGGACAGGGGCACTCCACATCATCAGGTCAGGCAGTGACCGAACCATCGCCGTGTTCCCCGCAGGACAGTGGACACGGTACGTACCCACCGATGAGGACGCAGGGGAGCACCACACCGAGACGTGGGATGAACTACTCAACGCAGTGTGGACAGTCATTGAAGCTAAGTCGAAGCAGCTCAGCAACGGACAGTTCTACATCGTGGGGGATGAGGCCAACCTGTACCGCGCATACCGCAACGCAACCAAGCACAACAAGTCAGGCATCCGATGACCCACACCGACTGGTACGACCCGGACGACGGGGAACACTGGGACGACAAGACCACACGACACCGAACCGAACGCCAACACACACGACAACTACTCAACCAATGGCACACCACAGACCACGACACCGCATGGGACTAGGCACCACCGGCACCCGGGCACCCCACACCCCCACGCCCCACCCCTAGCCCCACCACCCAGGGGCAGGGGGCACACACATGGCATGGACAAACGGAAACAAAAGAACATCAACAACGCAATGGAAGGCATTGAGGCGAAGGGCAAAGACCCAACTCGACCACAGGTGCCAACACTGCGGAGACGAAAACAGCCCCCTAGAGCTCGACCACATCCTAAATCACGCCCGGGGGGGTACGGACGACCTGAGCAACCTCCAATGGCTGTGCCGGCCATGCCACAACATCAAAACGCAACGCGAAGCGGCAGAACGTCGAGGGCGATACCGACGACGCGAAGCACCACCCCTCGGGAAAGGTAAGCCTACCCCACCCTAAAGGGGAATAAACTAGGTGATTAAAACATAATCAAAAAGTATGAAAAACTCAGACCCGGGGGAATCCCCCTCCCCCACCACAATCGGGCACGGTAGGCATAGGGCACGAAAGACTGTGTACGGGTTCGTAACTTTCTGCCCTGCCTGATGTGGTAGCGCAATGCCTCTAGTCGGCCCCGTATAGCGTTCTGGCGGACTTTGCGGGGAATTGTGTACACGGGGTTGGTTTCACGTTCTGCGTGCCTTAAATGGCCGTGTTTGTCAGGGTGCCGGGTTGGGACGGTTTTATCGTGACAAAGCGCTACTTCTATAAAGATGGGGCCGGGTTGAGCACTGCGAATGCGTTTAGGCCGGACATGTCTGTCTGCCTCGTTTGCGGGAGATGGAAGGATACTCCGGCGCGAGGACGTATCCCCACCACATGTTCGACTACCTGTCGAAAGCGGTATCAGCGGGAGGGGGCGCGAATAATGCTTCCCGCCATGCCCCCTCCGGTTGGGAAAGTCGCTACCGAAGCAGATAAGGACGCTACGTCCGCAGCTGTCTCATTGCATAAGCTCGGAGAGTTCGAGGAAATGCTTCAGCTGGTCAGTTCTCATTCAATACGCGTGGGGGAATGTTGGGAGTGGCCGGACATTGGTTCGTCGGGGTATTCCGCAGGCAGTCTCTACCGGAGGGTTCTCGAAGCGAAGGAAGACGCACCGCTCGGTTCTCAGGCGGCGCACCATAAATGCGCGAATATGAAGTGTGTCAATCCGGATCATCTTCAGCCGGTGACGCACCGGGAGAATACGGCGGAGATGTTGGCTCGGAAGTCTCTAGTTTCTCGTGTAAGGGAGCTTGAAGCTGAATTAGCGCGGCTCGATCCTGGCAATGATCTACTGGATCGAGTGCCCGTCATTTAATCGCGTTCATCATGTATGTTTTCCACCTTTAACGTGGTATCATCGCAGGCATGGAATGCGAAGTGTGTTGTCGTGAGTTTGAGTGGTCGGGGCGTGGTCGTCGTCCGACTGCTTGCGGGCAGCGGTGCCGTAAGCGCCGTAGTCGTGCCCGGGTTACGGTTCCGGTATCGGAGGGTCGCTGGGTTCGTGCGGATGGCAAGCGGCCCATCACGGTCACTGGTCGTCCTGCATCTTCGACGGACCCGTCAACGTGGTCTTCATTCGCCGCTGTCCATACTTCGCGTGCTGGCGATGGTTTCGGGGTGATGCTGGGCGGGGGCCTCGCGTGTCACGACCTGGACCACGCTCTCGACGGTGGAGTGCTGAAGCCGTGGGCGAGGGAAGTGCTCGACGGTATCAGTGAGCGTGTCCTGTTCGCTGAAGTGTCCGTGTCTGGTGAGGGGTTGCACGTTTTCGTGGAAGCTCCGGAGGGTCCAGGGCGTCGCCGTTCAGTCGGTGACGGCGGGCACGAGTTCTACAGCCGTGCGCGGTTCATTCGTACAACACTGAGGAAGTTCAACATGACCTAAGGGGGGTGGGGCGTATGCCGGGGCCGGCACCGAATCCGAATGCTCGTCGTCGTAATGCTCGCCCTGATTGGGTGACTCTCCCCGCCGAGGGGTACCAGGGGGATATTCCTCGTTGGCCGTTGATGAACGAGCCGTCCGAGGCGGAGCGTGAACTGTGGTTGTCGCTGTGGAGGACGCCGCAGGCTTGCCAGTGGATCAGGGGGCAGTATGAGCGGGTCGTTGCCCGGTACTGTGCGATTGTTGCCCTGTCGGAGATTGAGCCGACTGCTGCGATCCTGGGGGAGGTTCGCCAGATGGAGGATCGGCTGGGGCTGTCTCCGATGGCGTTGAAGCGGTTGCAGTGGGAGATCCCGGAGCAGTCGTCTGCTCCTGCTGGACTTGCGGAGGTGACTACGATTGACCGATTCGCAAACCTCTGATGGCCTGCCTCCCGGCTATCATCTCGGTTCTCGTGGCGCGTGGTGCACGTTGCCGTGGCCGGATGATCCGGACGAGAAGCTGGCCCTTATGGAGTCGTCGCTTGGCCCGTCGCTGATTGATTGGGCTGAGTGGCGCACGGATGAGCCTGGTCTTCTGAATGATGAGGGTGAGCCGTGGCAGTTCACTGACGGTCAGGCTCGGTTTTTGATCCTCTGGTATGCGTTTGATGAGCGGGGCCGGTTCCGGTTTCGTCGTGGTTGCAAGCGTGGCAGTAAGGGCACGGGTAAAGACCCGTTCGGTGCGGCGATGTGCAACATTGAGTTCCTGGGGCCGTCTCAGTTGTTCTGGGATGGTTCGCGGTGGCGGGGGAAGCGCCATGAGATGCCTTTGGTGCAGATCGCGTCGAACTCGCTGGAGCAGTCGAAGGATATGTTGCGCGTGGCGAACTCGCAGTTGGGCGCTGACGCTGTTGAGTTCTACCAGCTCGACAAGGGGCTGGTGTCTACGACGGTGAAGAACTCTGCCGCCCGGCTGGAGGTGCTGACCGCTTCGGAGCGTTCTGCTGAGGGTGACCCAGCAACGTTTATCGCGTTGAATGAGACACACCACATGACTGAATCGTCGGGTGGTGTTCATGTGGCTTCGGTGGCTCGTCGTAACGTGGGTAAGTCGAAAGCGTCGTTGCAGGCGCGGATGATTGACTTCACCAACGCTCACGTTCAGGGCACGGAGTCGGTTGGCGAGCGGACGTTCAGGGCGTGGCAGAAGCAGGTTTCTGGCGCGGCTGTGGGGTCGAAGCGGGATATTCTGTATGACTCTGTTGAGGCTGATCCTCGTCTTGATTTCTATGATGAGTCGGAGCGGAAGTTGGCGCTTGCTCAGGCATATTCCGATGCGCCGTGGGCTGACTTGGAGCGCTTGGCGGATGAGATCGCGGACCCTGAGTTGTCGGCGGCTGACGCTATCCGTTTCTACTTGAATGGTCTTGCGGTGGCTGAGGATGCGTTTGTGGAGCCGAAGAACTTTGCGTCGCTTGGCGATCCGTCGCTGAAGCTGAGTGATGGTGACCGTATCGCCTTGTTCTTGGACTGCTCGAAGTCTGAGGATGCGACGGCGATGATGGCGTGCCGGATTGATGATGGCTTCAATCAGGTCATGGGTGTGTGGGAGCGTCCTCGTGGTCCTCGCGGCGAAGGCTACTTGGTGAACCGTGAGGACGTTGACCGCGTTGTGCGTGACTGCATGGACCGTTACCGGGTTGTGTGGTTCGGGGTGGACCCGTCGCCGGCTCGTGATGATTCGAAGGAGGCTTCGTATTGGAAGCCGTTGATTGATCGTTGGCATCTGGACTTCCAGCGGAAGTTGAAGGTGTGGGCGACGCCTGGCGCGAGGGGGTCTTCGGTGATGTTCGACATGCGCACCTCGACTACGGGTTCCGTGGAACGGAATAAGAAGATTTGTGATGAGACGGCGATCATTCAGGAACTCGTGGATGAGCAAGGCATGGATGGTGGGTTCCGTCATGACGGCAACGCTGATCTGGTGCGGCATGTGAACAACACGAGGTGTAGGTGGGGGAAGTTTGGGCTGACCCCGGGTAAGGCGAACCGTGATTCGCCGATGTTGGTGGATCTGTGTGTGGCGATGATCGGCGCGAATGTTGGTCGGCGTGATGCACTGAACAGCGGCAAGGTGAAGTTGACGGGAAAGAAGCGTTCTGGTAACGGTCCGCGAATGATGATCATGAAGTAGGGGGTGGCTTATGGCCGGTTTCGATGAGGTGGCTGTTGCTGATGTTGCTCGTCTGCGGCAGGATTTTTCGCGGTTCCAGGGCGCGAATCTGGAGAAGCAGCGTTATTACGACGGTAAGCAGCGTTTGAAGGATCTCGGGATCTCGTTGCCGCCGCAGATGCGGTTCATTGACACGGTGCTCGGGTGGCCGGGCACTGTTGTTGACGCTCTGGAGGAGCGCCTGGATTTTGAGGGGTGGGACTCGCCGGAGCTTGATTCGGTGTTTCGGTCGAATGATCTGGACGTGACCGCGCCGACCGCGCACCTGGACGCGCTGATCTTCGGCACGTCGTTTGTGACGGTCACGACTGGCGGTGAGGGCGAGCCGGATGTTCTGGTGAACGTTGTCGCGCCGACTGAGATGGTGGTGACGCGGGACAATCGCACGGGTCGTGTGGTTGAAGCGTGCCAGTACATTGACGTGGATGACGCGAACGGTTCGGTGCGTGAGCGGGCTATCCTGTTCCGCCCTGACGAGACGGTGTGGCTGTACCTAGATCAGCATGGCTGGCAGGTTTCCCGGGTGGATGAGCACCGGTTGGGTCGTGTGCCTGTTGCGCAGTTGGTGAATCGTCCCCGTGCGTCGAAGGTGGGCGGCAGGTCTGAGATTACGCCTGCTGTCCGGTCTCTGACTGATTCGGCTATGCGCACGCTGGTTGGTGCTGAGGTTGCCCGCGAGTTCTATGCGGTGCCGCAGCGGTATCTGATGGGTGCGCCTGAGTCGTTCTTCCTCGATGAGGACGGAAACCCTCGTGGCGCGTGGGATGCGATGATGGGCAAGATCCTGGCGATTGAGCGGGATGAGGAGACTGGCGAGGTTCCGAACGTGGGGTCGTTCGCGGCGAACAGTATGTCCCCGTTCTTTGAGCAGCTGCGGGAGCTTGCGAAGCAGGTTGCTGCGGAGGGTGCGGTACCGAACTCGTACATGGGGTTCTCGTCGGATGCTAACCCGTCGTCGGCTGACGCTATCCGCATGACGGAGAACCGTCTTGTGAAGCGGGCCGAGCGACGGCAGGCAATGTTCGGCAAGGCGTGGACTGAGGTTGCCCGTCTGGTGATGATGGTCCGCGATGGGCGTGGGGTTGAGTCACTGTCTGATGATGAGTTGTCTGTACGCCCGTTGTGGCGTGATGCTGCGACTCCGACTCGTGCTGCGGCTGCGGATGAGGTTCTGAAGATGATTCAGGCTGGGGTGTATCCGGCTCAGGGCGAGTATGCGTTGAAGCGTCTGGGGTTGTCTCCGATGGATCGTGAGATTCTTCGTCGTGATCGTGCGGCTGATACGTCGGGCGCTCTGGCGCGGATTGAGTCACAGTTGGCTGTGGCTGATCCCGAGGCGGATGCTCTGGTGTCGAGGGGTGACGGCGCGGGCACTGTGGCGGTCGTGGAGTAGGTGCAGGCACGTTGTAAAGCGAAACCCTAGTGTGCCGTTCCTGCTCGCGTGGTACTGGGATCGAGGATCAAAGTAGGGGGGGTCGCATGGCGTTGCGTGGTGTTGGTGAGATCGAGAAGGCGTTGCAGATGCTGTCGAAGTCTCACGCTCGGACGTTCCTGCGGATTTGGGCTTCGGTGCCGTCCGGGGATCGTGCGGCGATGCTTGCCTACTTGACCCCGTTGATTCAGGATCTTGTGGCAGCTGGTCATGCGGATGCGGTGTCGTTGGGGATGGAGCAGTTGAACATGCAGCGCTCTGGTGTGGCGTTGCCTACCGTTGTTGCCGACCCTCCCGACCCTGAGGCGATAGCGGAGTCCCTACGGTTCCTGCTGACGGCTCGCGGTGCTGATGTTCTACGCGAGGCGGTGTGGGACATGATCGACCGGAACATGCTGTCGGGACACCGGGACACGGTCATGTTGTCGTCGTTCGCTGCGGGCAATGGGTACGCCCGCAAGCCGGAGCCTGGGGCGTGCTCGTTCTGTCTGATGCTTGCTTCTCGTGGTGCCGTGTATCGGTCTGCCGCGTCTGCTGTGCGGGTAGGGGCGCCGGGGGTTGTGATGCGTGGCAATGCCCGGGCGGGGGACAAGTTTCACGACAACTGCCGTTGCCACGCGGTCGAAGTGTCCGAGGGTGGCGGGCTGCCACCAGAAGCGGTGAAGTTGCAGAAGCTCTGGGACAAGACGTTCTACGACGGGGACCGTCCGAAGCTCTCCGTGATTGATTTTGAGTCCACAAATACGAAGTGGAAGGAAGCCGTTTCCGGTTTCCAGGTGTGATGGTTTCCATTGGGCCGGGGTTCGATTCCCTGCCGCACCACAGCACCCCGCCCCTGGCTGCGATGGTCAGGGGTTCTTGTTTGGGGGTGCAAGACGCGATGTCTTATGAAAGGGGACTAGCAAATGAGCGAGACCACCAATGAGGTTCAGGATAAGCAGCCGCAGGACGCTGCACCGACTCCCGCTGACGTTGCTGAGGCTACGCAGGGCGACGCCCTGGGCGAGGCCGGCAAGCGTGCGCTCGATGCGGAGCGTGCCGCCCGCAAGGAGACGGAGAAGCGCCTGAATGAGGCACTGGCCCGCGTTGAGCAGTTTGAGGACTCTCAGCGCACCGAGGATGAGAAGCGACAGCATGAGCTGGAGACGCTGCGCGCACAGGTTGCAGATGAGCAGAAGCGGCGCGAGGCCGTGGAGCGGGATCTTCTTGTGCGGTCGGTTGCCGCCGAGTATGGCATTCCTGACGAGCTGGCGGGGCGACTGTCTGGTGATGATCGGGAGGCTTTGGCTGAGGATGCGAAGACGCTTCAGAAGCTCATCGCACCGTCTGGCCCTCGTAAGCCTGCGCCGGTCCCGGAAGCGGGTTCTGCGCATGGGGCGAAGCGTTCCACGGCTGAGCAGTTCGCGGATCTCATGAGCGGCGCGTTCGACAAGGGCTAGTCGCCCTACTTCCCGGGACAATCCGGGGCACCTACCAAACACCTACAGAAATGGGGGGATAGCACATGGCTATCGACATTAACCGGGCCACTAAGGGCCTCGTCACTCTTCCGGCTGAGATTTCCAACGAGATCTGGGCCAACACTTCCGAGCAGTCTGTGATTCAGACTCTTGCCCGTAAGATTGATCTTCCGGCTGGCGGTCTTCAGATCCCGGTCATTACCGGCGATCCTGAGGCTGGCTGGGTTGCTGAGACCGCAGAGAAGCCGGTCTCCGATTCCACTTTCGGTTCTAAGACTCTTGGCGTGTACAAGCTTGCCGTCATTGAGCTGTTCTCTGACGAGTTCGCCCGCGACATGGGCGCTGTCTACAACGCGCTTGTTGAGCGTCTGCCGCAGGCTCTGGGCCGCAAGTTCGACCAGACTGTTCTTGGCAACACTGCCCCGGGCGACAACTTTGATGTCCTCGGCGGTGCTGCTGAGTTCGCTCTCGATGGCACCACTAAGCCGTTCTTCGGCGCTCTGGAGTCTGTCTCCGAGGCTGGCGGCGACGTGACCGGTTGGGCGCTCGCTCCGGCTGCTGAGATTGCTTCCATGCAGATCAATGACACTATGGGCCGTCCGCTGCTTCTTGGCGATCTGCGAACCGAGGGTTCCATTGGCTCGATCCTGGCCCGTCCCGCGTACCGTGCCCGCAACGTCCAGGTCGGCAACACTGTCGGTCTCGCCGGTGACTTCTCTCAGGCCATGTGGGGCGCTGTTGAGGGTATCAAGGTTGACATCAATAACCAGGGCACTGTCACTAAGGGTGCTGAGCAGATCAACCTGTGGCAGCGAAACATGTTCGCTGTCCGCGCTGAGGTTGAGGTCGGGTTCGCTGTCCGAGATGTCGCCCGCTTCGCAAAGCTCGTGAAGGGTTCCGGCGGGGCAGAGGGAAAGCACTAGGCGGTCCGCTGCCCCTGACTCTGGGGTGATAGGCCGCGAGATTCAACTAGGGGGTGATGTTATGACTGACCGTGTGTTCATGACGCGGGGCACTGCAAGTGTTCGCGTGGTTCGTGAGGATGTGGAGCGGTTTAAGGCGATGGGGTATGCGGAGCCTGCCCCCGCTCCGAAGGCTCCTGCTCGTAGGCGTCGTACTGCGAAGGCTGGTGGTGAGTAGTGTTCACGATTGGTGATTTCGCTAATGCGAACGAGATCCCTGTTGAGGAGATTGATGAGCGGCGCTTCTCATGGCTTCTGACGGAGACTGAGGCACTGATTCGTGCGTATCGCCCGGGGTTGCCTGAGGATGTGAGCGAGTGGCCGAAGGCTGCTGAGGTTGTGGCGATGCGGGTCATGTCCCGGTCGTATAATGCTGGCGATGTTCCGGTGGGGGCTTCGCAGCAGCAGGTGACGGCTGGTTCGTTTTCTCATTCCACGTCGTTTTCGTCCGATTCGACGGGCGGCGGGGTGTGGTTGACGAAGCAGGATCGGATTCTTCTTCGAGGTCGTGGTGGTGGCGCTTATGGCGTTGACACTATGCCGACTGATAGGCCGTATCGTTCTGCCGCGTTGCGTCACTGTGACGTTTGGGGGTGGTGACCGTGGGTAGGGTGCTTTACCCTCTGACGGTGCCGGTTACCCGTTTTCGTCGGGGCGTGACGGGGCAGGACCAGCTCGGAAACGATGTTGTGGGGGAAACCTCGTCCGAGGTACTGGTGTTCGGCTACTACAGTACGTCACCGGATGAGCCTCTGGAGGCGGGGCATGATCGTCTGACTCTGGATGCTCGGATGATCACGGCGGTGGGGGATTTTGTCGCTGATGATGCGGTGGTCCTCCCGAGCTTCGGACAGGAGCGATTCGAGATCGTGGGCGAAGCCGAAAACTACAACGCAAACCCGTGGTGGTCCCCCGGTCGGGAGATCGTGAACCTTAGGAGGTCGCAGCGATGAACGTCGAAGTTGAACGCTACGACCCACGCGAGGAGCTGGGCGTTGAACGTCTGGAGCTTACGTGCGGCTCGTTCGATGTGGACGCAGGCACGCTGGTTGTCTACTCCGGAAAGGACGGCGACGGGCCTTGCGCCGTGTTCGCCCCGGGGGAATGGAGGTCGATGCTATGGCTGTGAGGTACGAGCCGAAGAGCGCGGGGCTGGAGGCGTTGTTGCGCGGGCCGGTCGCTACTCAACTGGTCAATTCGCATTCCGCCGCTGTCGCCTCCCGCGCCGGACGGGGCTACACGTTCCGGGCCGTGCAGGGCGCTTCACGCTACAGGTCGATTGTCTTCGCGGACACGATTGGCGCGAAGCGTCGTGAAGCGAAGCAGAACAACCTACTGCGAGCGTTGGGGTGATGTGAGTGCAGTCATATAGTGCAGCACCACCCGCCCAGGCGGTTGTGGTGAAGGCGTTGGGGGACGCCTTGGGGGTCCGCGTGTCCACCCAGAAGCCGGACAAGTTGGGCGACCGGTACGTGATTGTGTCCCGTATCGGCGGCTCGTCCGGCACGTTCGCAACTTCCGATCCTCGGTTCCTGGTCGAGTGCTACGCGCCGACTGAGTATGAGGCTGAAGTGTTCGCGGAGCAGGTCGCAGCTACGTGGCGGAGACTGCGCACGGGGGGGATTGTGCGCGGCTACGACGATCAGAACATTGTTCCGAACCGTGACCCAGATACCACTCATTCCCGTTTTCAGTTCACTGGCGGAGTCAAGATCAAGCTCTGATCCGCTGAAACTTTCCTAGCCCTGCCCGTTCTGGTCGGGGCTTTTCTATGCCCTTTGAAAGGGGAAACACATGGCTATTAACGTCAAGAATGCGTTCGTCGGTTCTCCGGCGATTGATGGCGGCGTGCTGTTCCGTGCGCCGCTCGGTACTGCCCTGCCGACCAATTCCACTACTGCGATTGATCGTAAGGTGTGGGAGGATCACGGCGCTGTTTCCGAGGACGGCGTTTCCGTTGTCCAGGACCGTTCCACCTCCGACATTAAGGCTTACGGCGGTGACACGTTCATCACCGTGCAGGATAACTACGATGAGCAGATCGAGATCACCCTGCTGGAGGATGACAACGATGCTGTTCTGCGTTCCGCGTTCGGTGAGGCGTTTGTCGAGAAGACCGAGGCGACTTCCGCTGAGGGTACTAAGCGTACCATTTACCACACCTCGCAGCCGCTTCCGATCTCCAGCTTCGTCGTCCACTCGGTGTACGGCGATAAGACGAAGCGTTACGTCATTGAGCGTGGTCAGGTCGTTTCTGTTGGTGACACTGTTGACGTTCACTCGGACGTGACGAAGAAGACTCTCACCATCAAGACCTACAAGCCTGCTGATGAGGCTCTGAAGGGCGGCAACGTTGTTGAGTACCGCAACGATGGTGAGGCTAAGGGGGAATAGAAGCCCCGGACGGCGAAGAGGCTGACACCGTGGACAACACTGAGGTCGGCCCCGATGCCGGGGAGGACGAGGCTGTAGAGCCTGAGCCTACTGAACCTGTTGATGGTGAAGAGCCTGAGACCCCTGCCGAGGGTTAACACGATGGCCCCGTGGGTGACGGGGCAATACAAATAGTCACCCGGTGCGGTGCGCTCTCCGTGTGTCAGAGCGCACCCACCACAAAACCTATTCAAGACACACGCGCCGAAAGGACACACACATGGCATTCCGAATTGAATCCGTCAACAAGCCCGAGTTCTACGTTGATTTCGAGCTGGAGCAGAACGACGGGAAGGTAGTCGAGTTCAGCATCCCGAAGTCCGACTGCCTTCCCCCCTCCACCCTGAAGAAGCTCAACGAGTTCATCGCGGCGCAGGACAGTTCCGCATCCGTTGTGGAGGTTAACCGGGAGACGCTGAAGATCCTCGTCCCCGCCGAAAAAAAGGCGTTCGACAATCTCACTCAGCACCAGATGGAAGCAATCTTCAAGCACTGGAATGCCGAGTCCGGGGTGACCCTGGGGGAATCCGAGGCCTCTACGACCTCCTAATTGGGGATCGAGGGGCGCGGGACGCACTCACTGTAGACCTGATGGACCGGGGGTGGACCATCAGTGATATTGGACACCGACTGTCGTGGACTGAGGTGTCCGCTTTTGTTCGGGCATCGCCGCCCGATTCGGCGTTGCAGCGACACTGGCACCCGGAGCGGTACCTACGGCACGTGCTGTTTAAGCCGGAGAATCAGATCCTTGGTGCGATTCATGATCGGCTCATGGCTTACCCGTTCATCCGAGCGGGGAAGGTGAAAGACATCCCCCCCGGCATTATTGAATCGTGGCTCGACGGCCAAGAGCAACAGAAGCGTGAGGCAGAGAAGAAGCATCTTTCTTCGTCTGAGATTCGTGCTCGCGTGGCGGCGTCGATGCGCTAATTTTGAGGGGGTAGCATGGCAGAGTCTCAGTGCAGTGTAGATCATTGCGGGAAGCCTCCTAAATCGCGTGGATACTGTTCCGTGCATTACAGCCGATGGAAGAAGACTGGCAGCGCAATTCGGGCATGTCTTACATGCGGAGAAGAGATAACAACTCGCGGATCGGCTAAGTATTGCGGCGAGAAATGCCGTCCACGATGCAAGGTGGATGGTTGCGAGGCGCCGTATCGGTCCCGTGATGGGTACTGTGCTAGGCACAAGGCATTAGTAAGGAATAATGGCGTTCCGACTGGTGTTAGGGAATGGACTGCTACTGCGGATAAATACAAGTGCCTAGCCTGCGGGGTGATTTTTGCACAAGGGGAGGGTTCCGGTAGGCAGTTCTGTAGTTCTAAATGCTCCGGCCTGTACCGAACCTACGGAGAAAATATCCCTCCTGCGAATTTTTCGTGCATTATGTGTGGGGAGCATTTTGAGAGGGATAGATGGAAGGGCCTTCACATCCGCTCCGACAAGAAGCTCTGCGACCGATGCAGAAGGTCGAAGCAAAAGAGGCACAAGTCTTCAGTGGGGTACCTGGCATTGAGGGATGGCCTAGACTGCGGCATTTGCGGCGAAGCAGTAGACATGAGTCTTAGGCACCCAGACCGCATGAGTCCAAGCGTTGACCATATAGTTCCGGTCGCATGCGGCGGGGATAACGACGAGTCAAATCTTCAGCTTAGCCATCTTGTCTGCAATGTAACTAAGCAGGCAAGAGAAGGATTCTCTATCGTCAGGTAGTAAGCATAGTCATTGCCGGTATTCCGGCCTATAAAAACGGGGGTGGGAAACTTGGCAGAACTCGGCGTGGGCTGGATCTCCATTCTTCCTGAGACGAGCAAGATCTCGCCAGGGATCGCTAAGGCACTGAAGGCTTCCGAGGGGGCCGCTGACAGTACCGGCGACTCTATGGGGTCGAAGATCTCCAGCAAGCTCGGCGGGGCGCTGAAGAAGGGCGCTATCGGCGCTGGGGTGTCCGCTGGCGGTGTTCTCGCCGCGTCGATCACTAAGGGCCTTGGTCGCCTGAACTCGATTGAGCAGGCCGAGGCGAAGCTGAAGGGCCTTGGCAGCTCGACGCAGCAGGTCGGTTCCATCATGGAGAATGCCCTGGCGTCGGTGAACGGGACCGCGTTCGGCCTGGAGGAGGCCGCGACTACGGCGGGTTCTCTGGTCGCTGCGGGCATCAAGCCGGGGCAGGAACTCGAAGGCGTACTGACGACGGTCGCAGACACGGCGACCATTGCCGGCCGATCAATGTCGGATATGGGCCTGATCTTCGGTTCGGTTGCCGCTAAGGGCAAGTTGCAGGGCGATGACATGCTCCAGCTGCTTGCGGGCGGCATCCCTGTGCTTCAGCTCCTTGCTGATGAGACGGGTAAGACTTCCGCTGAGATCTCCGACATGGTGTCGAATGGCGAGGTCGATTTCGCACTGTTCGAGCGTGCGATGAAGCGTGGCATGGGTGGCGCGGCTCTGGAGGCTGGCAATACTGTCCAGGGCGCGTTCAAGAACATGGGCGCGGCTGCGGGCCGTCTCGGTGCGACTATCGCCGGCCCGTTCTTCACTCAGGCAGCGGGCGGTTTCACTGGCGTTACGAAGGCTCTGGATGATCTGAATGGTCGGATGAAGCCGGTCATGGAGGACATGGCTTCGTGGCTTACTGGTACGGCTGTCCCTGCGTTGAAGGATTTTGGTCAGCAGGGCGCTGAGGGTCTGCGGAATGTGTGGCAGGCGTTCAAGGATTCCGGCGCTATCAATGTGACGGTTGATGCGTTCAAGCAGCTGTGGGCGGCTGGTAAGGCTTTGGCCCCGGCGTTGGCGAGCATTGGTAAGAGTGTTGGTGCTGCGACTGCTGCACTTGGCGTGTCTTCGTGGACTGCGTTTGTTGCAGTGTTGAAGGCTGCTGGCGTGGTTGCTGAGGCGCTTGCTGGCCCGTTGCAGTCTGTCGCTGATTTCATGGAGGCGCACCCTGCCCTCGTGGTTGCCGCTGTTGCTGCATGGGCGGGGTTCAAGACGATCCCGGGGATTGTCAGCAAGGTCACTGCGGTCACCGACACGCTGAAGTCCTCCCTGTCCGGCATGACCGCTAAGACTGCCGGGGCGCAGGCCACGGTTAAGGCGATCACGGGCGATTTCCGTACGCTGTCGCCGGAGATTGGGCGCTCTGGTGCTGCGATGAAGGCGTTGGGAAACAATGTTCCGACGATTCGTAACATGCAGGCCGCGTTTGTGAACGCGGAGTCTGGTGCTAAGGGTTTTGCGTCCTCGATGCGCGTTGGCGTGGTTGGTGCAGCTTCTAGTGTTGGCGGTGCCATGAAGGGCCTCGGCGGGACGATCATGGGAGCGTTCGGCGGTCCTGTGGGTCTCGCTATCGCCGGGGCTACGGCTCTGTTCCTGTCTCAGAAGTCCGCTGCGGCGGCGAATGAGGCGGCGCATGAGAAGATGACTCAGGCTGTCTACGAGGGGAAGAAGGCTCAGACTGAGCTTGCTTCCGCGCTGGCTGGCACGACGGGCGAGTTGGGCGATCAGGGTCTTGCTGCTGCGGCGAAGGTTGCGGGCGGTGCTCTTGCTGAGTTTATTGAGGCTGGAACTCATTCCAACAGCATTGTCGAGAAGGTCAATCAGTCTACTGTGGCTGTTGACGAGCTGATCAACAAGATTCCAGGGCTTGGCACTGAGCAGTCCAAGGCGAACGTGGAGATCACGAAGGCTAACGCTGCTGCGCAGGATTCCTACAAGCAGCTCGAAAAGTCGATGGATGATCTCGGCATACCGATGGAGAACCTGAACAGTGTGATTGCTCAGGGCGGGGATGAGTACGGGAACCTTATCTCGAAGTTGCGTGAGTCTGGCGACGCCGGCAATGATGCTGCGGATCAGTTGGAGCAGGCTCGGGGCAAGGTTCAGGATCTTGTGAATGCTAGTCGGAACATGGAGCCGGCTATGGCACAGGCTGCTGAGGGTGTTGCGGTTCTTGCTGATGCGTCTTCTTCCGCCGATGACAAGTTGTCGGCGTTGGAGAAGACGATGCAGGCTCTCGGGCTTGCGCCGAAGGACGCTCAGCAGGCGATGATGGATGCCGCCGCTGCGGTGGATGAGGTCGCGCAGTCCGCTCTTGAAGCCGCTGATGCTTCGGGCGGCCTGGGCGACTCCCTGTTCAACATGGACGGGCAGCTGGAGCCGACGAGTGCGAACGCTCGGGAGCTGGCCGACACGCTTAATGGTATGCGTGGCGAGCTTCAGAATGTGGCCGTCAATGGCGGTGACACTCAGAAGACGTTTGAGCAGATGGGGCCGGTGCTGGATTCTCTCCAGCAGAAGTACGGTCTGACCGAGGAGCAGATGGCTTCTCTGCGGCAGGAGTACGGCCTTGTCCCTGACACGATTGAGACTCTGGTCGGCCTGGAGGGGGCAGACGAGGCGACACAGCAGTTAGCTTCTATTGCTGCTGCGGTGAACAGCGTCCCGCCAGGAAAGGACGTCAATGTTGGCGTCCTCGATGAGGATGCCAAGACGAAGCTGGAGCAGTTCGGCTTCAAGGTCGAGACCCTGAAGGATGGTTCTTCGACCATCAATGTTCAGGATCAGGCGGCGCTCGATAAGTACAACTGGTGGATGACTGCCGGTTTCCCGGCTATTGACATGTCTAATCCGACCGCTAAGGCGAACCTTGATAATACGGGGCTGCTTTACAACAAGGATTACGCCATGATGCAGCTCGCTACGTTGGACCTTCAGCGTCCGATGCCGTGGGCTGACATGAATATCAGCGCCTTGTCGAATGCTCAGCTTGTGGCGTTGCAGAAGGTTGGGCTGCTGGATGGTACGAATCCGACGCCCGACGCCTACCTGAACATTGATCAGCTCTCCACTGCTCAGCAGCAGGCGTTGGCTAAGGTTTTCAACCTGGATATGCAGACCCCGACTGCGGTTGCAGACCTGCTGACTGGCGATCTTGATACTGGCGCTCAGCAGTCCAGTGCGAAGGTCGATAAGCTCGATAAGGAGAAGGCTGACCCTAAGGTTAGTCTTGATCCGAAGCCGGTAATTGATGGCGCTAACCGCGCTAATCAGGCTATCGCTTCGATCACTCCTCGCAAGGATGTTGACGTTGTTTTCACTGCGTCTTATGCGGGGGATTGGGATCGGGCTAACCGTTCGGGCAGGGCAACGGGCGGTTACTGGCGTGGCCCGTCGTACGCTTCAGGTGGTCGTCACGGTGGCTACCAGCTGCCGACGACTGGACCCGGAACGGACATGACGGACGGGTTCTTGGCATTCGACCAGAACAACATTCCGGCTGCTCGTCTGGATGCTGGCGAGTGGATCATCAACGCCCGGTCTTCGAAGAAGTACGGTAAGGAACTCCGTGAGATTAACAACGGCACTTACCAGAAGTTGCCTGGGTATGCGGATGGCGGTATCGCCCACGCGGATGATATTGATAAGTTCGCTCGCGGTCTAGAGGGCAAGCCCTACGTCTTCGGCGGCATCAACTGGGGCGACTGCTCCGGGGCAATGTCCGCGATTGCTCGGTACACGGTCGGCATGGACCCGTTCGGTGGGCGTTTCACCACCTACACCGAGCGCGATGCTCTTCTGTCTATGGGATTCAAGCTCGGCAGGGGGCAGCAGGGTGACCTGCGGTTCGGGTGGATGAATGGGGGGCCGGGCGGCGGGCATACTGCCGGAACTCTTCCCAATGGGGTCAATGTCGAGATGGGCGGCGCGGGTGGGAACGGGCAGTATGGCGGTATCGCCGCTGGCGCGTGGGACGCGCAGTTCACTGACCATGCGTACCTTCCCGTGCCGACTACTTGGACTTCGAATCTGAATCCTATTGATACGAGCGGGTTCTCGGTGAGTGGTTCCGGCTCTACGTCTAGCGGATCGTCCTCTTCGTCTTCCTCCAGCTCGGACACTTCGCCCACATCGTGGTCTGATGTGGCTGGCATTGCCGCGTCTAGCTTCGCTAAGGGGCAGGTACAGGACATTCTCGGCGTGTTGGGGATTCCGGATACTCCGCCCGCTCTGGCAGCGAAGAAGCAGTGGGAGGAGGAGAACGCACGGTACCAGGAACAGATCAGCGCTTCTTCGGCAACGGCGTCAGAGTCGGGCCAAACGTCGTCCACGAGCACTTCGCGTGAGCTTGACGTTCCGGTGGTGTATGACCCGTCTAAGGGCGCTTCACAGTGGTCATCCACTGTCGAGGAGGCACTGAAGCGGGTTGGTCTGGCGGCGTCGAATGTGAAGCGCACTGTGGAGCAGATCGACATTGAATCCGGTGGCGACCCGAACGCTACGAACAACTGGGATTCTAACGCCGCAAACGGTGACCCGTCGAAGGGTTTGTTGCAGGTGATTGGTTCCACTTTCCGGGCGTTCCGGGATAAGGACCTGCCGAACGATCAGACGCACCCGTTGGCGAATATTGTTGCCGCGCTGAACTATGTTGTTGACAGGTACTCCGGACCCGAAAGTATTTGGCCGACCAGGGCCGGATACAAGCGTGGCGGGTACACCGGCGACTTCGGAATTGATGATGTTGCCGGCGTTGTTCACGGACGCGAGTTCGTGGTTAATGCTGCGAACACGGCAAAGAACCTGTCACTTCTCCAGGCGATGAACAGTGGACTCCCTGCTGCGGATCTGGTTTCCGCAGCGTCGGACGTGATGTCTCTGATGTCGTCCGAAGGGGATGTGTTCGCGGGACTGGGGAAGACCTCACTGTCCGGACTGGATGCGTCTTCGCCTACGTCGTCCTCAACTAATGACCGGGGTTCCGTGTCGGTGACGAACAACTTCACCGCCGCAAATCCTGATGAAATGTACAGGCAGTATCGCCGTGCGGCAGCGAAGTCGCACGGGGGGAGGATTGGTGCTAGGTGAGTGATTTGTTCACACTGACGATTGAGGGGGCGAACGGCTCGGAGTGGGTCGTTCATGGACCCGGGTCGGAGTCGTCCCCTGTTCGGCTGGAGGAAGGGGACGTGGGCGAGTTCTACGACGCTCCAGTTGCCGTCACCTCGAAGGCTCGTGTGGGTCAACCGGGGTCGTCGTATCGGGGTCACCGTGTTCTGGAGCGGAACATTGTGCTTCGCCTGACGACGTTTGACACGTCCTCTTCGCTGAATTGGTCGCGGGTCGATTCTGATCTGCGCAGGGCGTTCTCGTATGACGAGGATGTGACTTTGCGAGTGTCTACGGAGCTGTCCGGCGAGCGGTATATCAAGGTTCGTCTGGCTGAGGAGCCGTCACTGAACTCTGATCATGACCCGCTGGGGCATCGCGTGGGCCGGTGGGTGTTCACCCTGACCGCCTATGACCCGTTCTGGTACTCGGACACATACACAGACGAGTACGTGTTCGATGGGCTGAACTGGTACGGGGGCGGCGTGTGGGTGGACAACCCGACCGATGTTGAGTGTTGGCCGTCGTGGGTTCTCACGTCGCCGGCTAAGTTCATTCTCCCGGATTGGGACGGGTCGCGGCAGATTGTGATCCCGTTCCAGCCTTTGGGCCGTACTGCGGTGGTGCAGTCCGATCCGATGGAGGAGATGGTGGTGGCGAATGATGACACGCTGTTGTGGGCGGAGATGAATGGTCAGTTTTTCATGAATCCTGTCCCCGCTTACACGGATCGTACGTTTGTCCCTGTGTGTGTTGACCCGTTGCCGAATCTGCCGATTGTGCTGCCGGATGGGTGGCGTGAGTGGATTGCGTCAGAGATTGCAAAGTGGGCGAAGACGCTTGGGGCTGAGCAGGTTTTCAAGACTACGCCGCAACAGTTGGGGCAGAAGATCCGGGAAATTATCACTGGCACTACTCCTAGCTGGCTGAAAGCATTGTCTCCTACAGTGTTGGGAACTCTGGTTCCGAACTTCATTGCTGACAGGATTGTTGAGGCGTGGGGTTCGGTGGGAAATATGGCGGGGGCTACGGCTCAGGTTCGTTTGAATCGGCGTTGGTCACGTCCGTTTGGGCTTGAATAATCTGAGGGGGTTGCATGGGGGCGTCTAAGGCTGAACTGGATTCTATTTGGGATGCTGCGGTTGAGCGCAAGGAGTCGAGGGCGAGAAAGCGTCGTGAACCGCCGTTGGTTCGCCTGTGGGATGGTGATTGGAATCTGCGGGGAAGGCTGACCGGCGAGTATTCAGCAGAATTCGAGTTCAAGCTGAACGACACTGGGTCGGGGAAGGTTGACCTGCCTTTCGATCATCATTTGGCTAGGTGGATTGCTCGGTATTGGGAGCGTAAGAAGCAGAACGTTTTCATCACTGTGGATAAGGATGGTTCTCGCTGGTCGGGGATGCTGGATAAGTGCACGACCGATCAGGACGAATCTGGTCTGCGCGTCACTCATCTAGATTTTTTGCACGATTATGAGCAGCTGAAGCACATTGATGTGTGGCCGAATCCTTTCACCCCCGCTTCCGTACAGTTTCCGAAGCAGTTCATTCTTGCAGGGCCTTCCGTTTATACACTGAAGACAGCCTTATTCTTGAATCTGTTTCGCATTCAGGGGAACCTGTGGCGACTTCCGGATGATCCTCTTTCCTTCAAGGGCTGGCTGCAGGGTTTGAATTACAAGGAGTGGCCGATTCTGGTCACTCCTTCTTCTTTGCTGCTGGATGATTCGCAGTGGACTATCGTGTCGTCCAGGTTTAAGACGTGGCATGACATGGCGTCTACGACTCTTGGCGATGGTCAGTTGTACGTGGAGTGCCGGAGGTGGATGCTAGGCGATGAGCAGCCGTGGCCCGGTGCGGGGTTGAACCGCAATGGTCAGTTGATTATCGACATCAAGGACAAGTCCGGGTGGTTTGAGCAGACCGCTATCGGCGGCACTATCGCGGGCGGTTTGATCCGTACCGGCATCGACATTGCGGACAACCTGATTGACGAGGTGCGCTTCGACCTCGAAGCTGTTGTGGATGCGGATGAGTACAACATTCCGGGGTTCTTGGGGATCGTCCCTAAGCAGCCGTGGGTGGTGTACCGGACGGATGACAAGGTGAACACTGCGGAGTCCACCTCGTTTACATGGCAGCCGGCGACGGTCGCTCAGGTGAATGTGGGCGGCAAGTCGATGCCTGGCGTGAATGAGGGAATTAGCGCTGCGGTACAGTTGGCGTTCAATGCCCTTTCCACGTACTTGTTTCTGCCGTCTATGGGTGGTCCTGCGGACACTCTTCTGAAGCCGATCTACGAGGACACGATTCTGGCGTTTATGTCGCTGAAGTCGCCTCTACGTACAACATCTCTGGGCTGGTCTCATTACTACGAGCGGTTCCAGGATGGCGGAGATCAGGCGTGGACGTTGAGCGCTATTATTGCCCTGCGTAATGGCTTCTGGGCGACCCGTCAGCGCACGTCGCACACGATGAAGATTGGCGATGGCGCGCCATATTTGGTGGGGGACCGGGGCGAGGGGCATTTGTTCCTCGGTGACCGTGTTGGCGGTCAGATCCCTGGTGCACCTACTGGTCGTGTGGTGGTGGAGCAGGTCGCTTCGCTGTCACTGTCGTGGGATGCGGATAAGCCGCATGAGTGGGAGATCACGACGGGCGACCCCGATGCTGATACTGACCCGCTGGATCATGCCCTATCGAGGGTGAAGGATGCTTTTGCTGCTATACACGATTTGGGGGTGATCTGATGGGCATTCCATTGCAAGCTGAGATGGACTTTTCGGACCCTGAGGAGCATTTGTTGTGGGGTTTGGTCAACATGGGGGAGCGGATTGGTGCCCCGTTGTTGATGCCGGAGAAGTTCATGCGCGAGTTTTCGAAGCACTTGTACCGGTGCGGGTTCCGGCATGATTCTTCGGTGCAGGAGATTTGGTACAAGCCGCCCGGTGAGGGTGATTCTATTTGGCATGGTACGGGTGGTAAGTGGCTGGAGGGTCCGGAGCCTGGTGTTCCGCCGAAGCTGCTGAGTGATGATGAGGTGGCGGAGCGTGTGATTGCGTCGTTGCCGCCTGAGATTTTGGCGAAGATCCGTGGGAGTGATGAGGATGGCGGTAATTCCGGGGACGAGTAATCCTGTTCCTGATGGTGGCAATACGTCCGATTTGGGCGGCGTGTCGTGGATGCAGGATGTGACTGAGGGTTCTGTTCGGCAGAATGCTTACAATCAGGTGTTTCCGTCTATGAAGGGAGCGAAGGAGTCTCTTCTTGGGAACCTGTTGGGCGGGTTTTTCGGGGTTATGACTGGGATTTTCACGGGCGTGTCTTCGATTATTCCTTCTTGGTTTCCTCAGTCGGCGGCTGATTATGCTAATGCTATCCGTGATGGTCAGATTGATTTGAATAATCGAGCTGACCTGCTATCCCCCTTGTTGGATTACAGATCTGTATCTACGCCACCCTCCGGTAGTGATGCCATGTACGGGTCGGGAAGGATTCCTTTCGACTTCCAGATTGGCCCGTTTAGGGGGGTTTCGAAAAAGCCCGGGACGCTTGTTCTGGACGATAAGGGTTTGTGGGATTTGCGGGCTCAGGTCACTGCTTCGTGGGTGTCTAATCCTCTGTCTCAGCAGGTGAAGGTTTGGCTTCGTGTACTGCGACCTGATGGTAGTATCTTTTCCCAGCAGGCACATTATGTGGAGACCATGAAGTCTATCACCATTCCGATTGTTTCTTCGGTGTGTGTTCCCGCCCCCGGATACATGGTTGATGTTTTGGTATGGGCGCAGGAGGGTGGTCGTGGTTGGTGGTCTGGTCCTGAGTGGACGCGGCTAACGGTTCAGCATATTTCGCGTGAAGTGGCGAATGGCACGGGCGGGGAGAGTTCTACGACTCCGGCCGATCCGGTCGAATAGGAGGGGGCGTTATGCCTGTTGTTTTTGGTAACGTTGTGAACGTTGCGGGGATTCCTTTGGATGGCACCGTGTGGGTGTCGTCCCCTGATTGGCGTCCCGGCGGTACGGCTGTTGTGTCGATGAACCGGAAGACGTATTTGGTTGAGGCTGGTAATTTCCGAACGGATGATTTGGTACCTGGCAAGGTACTGTTCGAGTTCCGTGGCGATGGTGACGGTCAGGTTCGGCGGAAGTCGTATGAGTTTGTCGTTCCGGATCAGGATGACGAGCTGGATTTCTTGGATTTGTTGGACACTCAGTATGAGTATCCGAATGAGGTTGTGGGACAGGCTCAGCAGGCGGCGCGTGAGGCGCGTTCTTCTGCTGCTGCGGCGGCTGCGTCTGCGGCTGTTGTGGGGTCGGCTGAGCGGGTGTTGGCGGCTGAGGCGGCGTCTGGGGCTGCTCAGTCTGCTTCGGAGTCGGCGCGTGATGCTTCGGTGTCGTCTGCTTCTGCGTCTGCTCAGTCGGCGTCTGATTCTGCGGCTGCTCGTGATGCTGCTGTTGCGGCTCGTGGTGGTGCGGAGTCGGCGCAGGATGGTGCTGAGGCTGCTCGTGACGCTGCGGCGGTGGCGCAGGGTAAGGCTGAAACGGCGAAGGATGGGGCCGAGGCTGCGAAGTCTGCTGCGGAGGCTGCTCGTGACACCGCTGCAGGGTCCGCTTCGGCTGCCGCATTGTCCTCCACCGCTGCTGATGGTTCCGCTACCGCCGCCGCACAGTCCGCGTCGAACGCTGCTAGTTCCGCGTCGGACGCTCAGGCATCTGCTGCCGCTGCCGCGCAGTCTGAGGGTGTGGCTGCTACTGCCGCGACGGATGCGGCTGATGGTGTGCGGTCGGAACTGTCCGGCCTTGTGAACACCGCTTCGGGCCATGCGGATGACGCTGCCGGTTCTGCGGCTGCCGCTGCCCAGTCTGCGCAGGATGCCGCGTCTGTGGTGTCGGATGGTGTGGCGGACGCCTCCACGTCGATGAAGGGCAAGGTGAAGCTCGCTGGCGATCTGTCTGGCACTGCTGATGCTCCGACCGTTCCGGGTTTGGCTGGGAAGGCCAACACCGCCCACACCCACTCGGTTGCAGACGTGACCGGCCTACAGTCCGCGCTTGACGGGAAGGTGCCAACCACCTCCACAGGCAATCGGGCTTATGTCACGGATTCGTCCGGCAATCAGACAGCCCTGTCCTGGCAGTCAGGAACCGCCGCCGCCGATTCAGTGGCGGTGCGAGGTTCCGGTGGTCGTCTCCTCGTGGGCGACCCTACAGTCTCCGGTCACGCCGCAACGAAGAACTATGTGGACACGGTGAAAACCACCGCCGATGCCGCACTCCCGGCGTCGAAGATCCAGGTCGTTACAGCACTGCCCAAGTCCCCCGTGGAGGGAACTATCTACCTCGTGACGGGGGCGTGACATGGCTCTTAACGTGGGATCACTACCCGTCACCGGCGTGTATTTGGGTAGTACCGAAGTTCAGAAGGTCTATGTAGGCGCGGTTTTGGTGTGGGAGAACCGGGAGACCGTGGCGATAATTCCTAGCGCTAGTGCCAGGGACCAACTTCGTGCCGCGCTCACAGATCGTGGCTTGGACTATAGGACCGTCACTGAGATTCCGTTCGCCTTGGACACGTCATCAGTGACAATCATGGACGAGATGTTCTCCGGCTGTGTTCGGTTGACGACGGCTCCGCAAATGGACACGTCAAATGCGACAACCATGAAAAATATGTTCTCCGGCTGTTCTTCATTGGAGACGGCTCCGCAAATGGACACGTCAAATGTGACAATCATGACCAGTGCGTTCTCCGGATGTTCCTCGTTGAGGACGGTGCCGCAAATGGACACGTCAAATGTGACAATCATGAACAGTATGTTCTTCAACTGTTCTCGGTTGAGGACGGTGCCGGACATGAACACCAGCAACGTCACGAGCATGGCTAGCATGTTAAATAACTGCAAAGCGATGAAAGACGGCAACGTACGCTGCATCGGTAAAAAGTCCGGCGTCAATACCAGCAATATGATCGTCAACTCTGGCCTCACCCGACTCCCGTTCTACGACGCGGCAGGCAACTGGACGGGGTAGGGAAATGGACGCAAATACACTATCTAAAGCAATGGGCGGGGCGCTACCTCTCGCCCGGTATGAGGCGCTTCTTCCCGCATTCAACGCGGCGATGGTAGCTGCGGGGATCACGACACCGCTCCGTGCGGCGCACTGGTGCTCGCAGTTGGGGCACGAGTCCGGTGGTCTGCGGTGGATGGAGGAGATCGCATCAGGCTCGGCGTATGAGGGGCGAGCCGATCTCGGCAACACGCGGTCTGGCGACGGAATGAGGTTCAAGGGGCGCGGGCCGATCCAGGTCACTGGGCGTTACAACTACACCGCCGTATCGAAGTGGGCGCACGGGAAGGGCCTCGTCCCCACCTCAACCTACTTCGTGGACAACCCCGCGCAGCTCGCATCCGACACCTACGGGTTCATCGGTCCAGTCTGGTACTGGACCGTCGCCCGCCCTGGCCTGAACGCGCTGTGCGACGCGGATGATGTTGTAGGCGTCACCAAAGCAATCAACGGCGGCACTAACGGCCTCGCAGACCGTAAAGCACGCCTAGCGACCTGCAAAGCACTAGGGGCAGCACTACTACCAGACACGACAACAAAGGGGGGAAAGACAATGGCGTACTACGATCTTGACTGGTCCAGCCGATTCAACTTCGGCGGACCACGATCACTGTCCGGTATTCAGCGCATCGTCATCCACACCACGGAGAACACGGCGGGCACACCTGCCGAGAACGTGGCTAACTACCAGATCACCAGTCAGTCCGGCTCGTACCACGTCCTCGTGGACACCACGGCTAAGCGCCTACGGGAAAACACCGACGACTGGACCACTTGGTCTACCGGCAACGACGCGGGGAACCTCTATGGCCTGAACCTGGCGTTCGTCGCCCAGGCTGCGTGGACCCGCGCACAGTGGCTCGCACAGGAAAAGATGCTGCGAGCCGGGGCAACGACTGTCGCGTACTGGTCGAAGGAGCGCAACATCCCGGTGACGAAGGTGACCACCGGGCGGGGAGTGTGCGGGCACGGTAACCTCCGAGCATTCGGCGGTACTGACCACACGGACCCGGGCCCGAACTTCCCGTGGGACGTGTTCCTGTCCTACGTAAATCAGGTGCTCTCCGGCACCACAACCACTACACCCAAGGGGGATGCTTTGAGCGCACAAGCTGAGAAGCGAATCGAACTCATGCTCGACCAGATCGCGGGACCGGAGAAGGACGAGAAGGGGAACTACAAGTTCACGGGCTGGCCGCAGCTCGGGGGTAGCACTCTCGTTGACTTCCTCGTGAAGCAGGACAAGAAGATCGACGCGCTCACTAAGGCCGTCGCGGACCTGAAGGGTGACAAGTAATGAAGACTAAGAAGTTCACGCAGCCGTGGTTCATCCGCCGAGCCGTCTACGCCGTTGTCGGTGTGGTCCTCCTCGTCGCAGCGGGCTTCGGCCTGATTGACGAGGGGCAGATCGACACGATTGCCGCGTCCCCGATCCTCGGTGCGCTGGTTGCGTTCCTTGCGTCCGCGAAGACGAATCCGGGGTCTGATTCCACGGTCACCGCGCAGGATGTTGCTGCTGCCGCGTCCGCGAATCATGGCGGCCCGTCGGTGGAGGCTATCGTTGCTGAGGCTCTGAATCAGGTGCAGTCCTACGGTGAGCACGCTGCTGAGGCTGTGAAGGATAAGGCTGAGCAGACCGTCGCGGACTACTACGCCGCCCAGGGGCAGTAATGCCCCGGTGGGCGCGGACGTTGCGCCGCTTCTCCACCACCGATGGAATGGGCCTACTGATCGTCGGAATCGTAGCTCTGGCCCGTGGAGTGTCCTACGCCCCTGGGGTGATGCCGGACGAGACGCGGGGGTCGCATGTGGCCGAAACGTGGCTCCCGATGGATGCTTGGGCGCTAGTGTGGGCGCTCGTCGGCATCCTCTGTCTCGTTGCCTCATTCCGCTGGTGGACACGCCTAGCAGCAATGGCAGTCGGCCTCACGGTCGGGCTGCACTTCCTCTTCGCGTCGTCATTCCTGTGGGGGTCACTCCACGGTGACATGCCGCGAGGGTGGGTCAGTGCTCTGTCTTACTACGCAATATCGTTCCTCATTCTCTGGTCGGTAGGGCGCGGCAGACGTAAGGACGGTGAGGTGATGCCGCGTGACGATCCCGCCTGAAATCTGGCCCGTCGTTGGGGTGATCGGCGCAGCCGTCCTGGGTTTCTTCGGCACGAAGGTCACCTCCTCGTCGCAGAAAGCGATTGCCGACAAACCAGACTGGCAGGGGTTCACTGACCAGATTCAGGAGTGGACGGAGCAGCGGTTAGCGGAGCGGGACAAGAAGATTGACCGCCTGGAGTCGGATGTGTTGGAGCTGCGGGAGCAGGTGTCTACGCTTCGGCGTAAGTACAACGCTGCTGTGGATTTCATTCGGCGTGTGGTGACGCATTCGCCGGAGCTGCGGTCGGATGTGCCGGCTGAGATTGCGGATGATTTGTGACGTATTGAGACCCCCTCGGGCTGCGGCCTGGAGGGGGTCTTTTTGTCGTTTGTGGGGTGCCTGATTTGACGCATATTTGACGCACGCAGGTGTCTACGCGTGTCCACAACTGTCCAAACTTGACCGGAACGCGTGCGGCGTGCATTGTCCACAGATCGTCAGATCAGGGCACATATTCGCAGATCAGCGCCACAACCCCGAACGGGGGTAAAAAAACGTCCACATCAGGTTTAGGTCCTGGTGTCTACGGACGTGGGAGTTCAAGTCTCCCCGGGCGCACCACAGTTTTCCGGCTATCCGGTCGGGTGGGGACCGGCCCGGTGGGGGAGAGTCCGACGGGGTCCGGCCGGGTTCGCGATGACGCCGGCGGCGATGTCCCGGGCCCGACGCATGGCACGGCGGTCGCCGCTGGTGATCATCTCGGCATGGGCGCCGTCGATGAGCAGGGAGAACAGTCCGGCGTAGTTCTCCGCCTCGGCCGGTGAGTCGGCGATCCCGTCGTCGAGTGCCATCCGGAGCAGCGCGTCATGCAGCCAGACCTTGTATCCGGCGATAACGGCGCGGGCAGGGTGCTCCGGGTCCGGCAGTTCCGCGGCAGCGACGGTGAACGGGCAGCCCCGGAAATCCGGTCTCGCGTAGTTGCGCAGGAACCTGTCGAACAGGGAAAGGACCTTCCCTTCGGGTCCCGCCGGCTGCTCCAGGATCTGCCTGGTGATGCTCTGCCGACGGATGTCGCTGCGTCGTTCCAGGGCCGCGGCGACAAGGCCGGCTTTGGTGCCGAACTGGGCGTAGAGCGTCGGTTTGGTGACACCTGACTCCTCGCAGATCCGGTCGACGCCGACAGCGGTGATGCCCTCGGCGTAGAACAACCGGGTCGCGGTGGCCAGGAGCCGCTCTCCTTTGGGCGAGTACATGCTCCCCAAAAATACTGACAGGTCTGTCAAGTAGCAAGAAGAACCGGGTCGCGGTGGCCAGGAGCCGCTCTCCTTTGGGCGAGTACATGCTCCCCAAAAATACTGACAGGTCTGTCAAGTAGCAAGAAGAACCGTGGTCTGCGCCAGGAGTGTCCGGAGACGGGATGTCCTGCTCTGATGCGGTCCGGGGCGACCATGCACGGTCACCACCGGAGGTCAACAGTCAGTTCACAGCTAGTCCGGAGCGTCCTACCCTCGCAGACATCACCCCGGAGTGTCCGGGGCACGGGCCGGACGACCCGCGTTCACCGTTGCCGGAAGGCCGACATCATGACTGCAGTACCTGACTCTCCGTCGTCGACGGGCTCGCTCCCCGTGCCCGGTGGAGCCACCAGCGCCGCCGACTACGCGGCTGCCCACGCCGTTGCCCATGCAGAGCGTCCCACCGCCCACGGCGGACGGTCCGCCAAAGGCGGCCACGCCTGGGACATCCTGACCACCACCGACCACAAGAAGCTCGGGATCATGTACATCGTGATGTCGTTCCTGTTCTTCTTCGCCGCAGGACTGATGGCACTGTTCATGCGCGTGGAGCTTTTCCACCCGGGTATGCAGTACCTGTCCAATGAGCAGTTCAACCAGATGTTCACCATCCACGGCACACTCATGCTGCTGCTGTTCGGAACACCGATCGTCTGGGGCTTCGCCAATGCTATCCTGCCGCTGCAGATCGGTGCCCCCGATGTGGCGTTCCCCCGGCTCAACGCCTTCGGGTTCTGGATCACGCTGTTCGGTGGACTGATGGTCCTGGCCGGGTTTCTCACTCCCGGTGGTGCCGCGGACTTCGGCTGGACGATGTACATGCCGCTGGCGGACGCCATCCACAGCCCTGGTGTCGGGTCGAACCTCTGGATCGTCGGAGTGGGGATGACCGGTGTCGGTACCATTGCCTCGGCGATCAACATGATCACCACCACGCTGTGCCTGCGCGCGCCGGGCATGACCATGTTCCGGATGCCGATCTTCACCTGGAACATTTTCATCACCGCACTGCTGTCGCTGCTGATCTTCCCGCTGCTCACCGCTGCGGCCCTGGGTGTCCTCTACGACCGCCTCTTCGGCGGCCACATCTTCGACCCGGCCAACGGCGGGTCGCTGCTGTGGCAGCACCTGTTCTGGTTCTTCGGTCACCCCGAGGTCTACGTCCTGGCCCTGCCGTTCTTCGGCATCGTGTCCGAGATCTTCCCGGTCTTCTCCCGT